TTATGGCTTGTAATATACCGGACGGACACCAGAGTTAGATTGACCAACTGAAGTACGTCCACGGTTAGCGAGTAGCGCGTTGATACCGCCGCCTGTACCGTTCGAATATGCACCGCCCCGCAGTGTCATCACCTCGCCTCCTTTTGAGTACGACAGCGAATCATCGGAAACCAGGCCCGCCAGCGGGAACAACATTAGTCTGCGCAACACCCTGAGCGCCGTATCCGATACCGGCGTTGTTCCGGGGTTCCTGGCACTGGTGAACAATGTGTTCTCACCGTAAATCAATGTGTAATTTCCTGTTCCCGAGGTGTCGATTCGAACGGAATTGATCGTGGTCGGCACCCAGGAATCTGTCCCGGCGGTCCCCGTGCCAGTTGGTATCAGCAGAGAACCATCAACACCGCTTACCGCCTTCCACGCAGTTGACGACAGGGAATGGTCAGTAGAGCCCATCGCCGCATTGTTATCCGTCATAATCTGCAGCTCACCACCACAGAATCGGACTCCCGTCACCTGCTCCCAAACGTTGCCGGCTAAATCTGCAATGCCTGCATAGTCACGGTTGTGCCGCCAGCCAACCGGGCCGGAACCTGTCAGCGTCAGCCCTGTTCCGGATTCTACCCCGGCTGTCTTGCCATCAGCCCGCCGCCCCTTTTCACCGATATTGTCAGATGACAGCCCCCATTTTGTGTTGCCGCGCGGGGAATGGCCCTGGGAATAGCATAGTAATGCGATTGCAGCCCACTCAGCGTTAGTCATGGCGTGCCAGCCCGGACCTGCAGCCCGCGCCAGGCTGATGCCGTCATTGTATGGAACGGATACAGCTGGAGCGCGGTCAGGCAGTGACAGTAACTGACCATTTACAATGCTCCCTGGATATGTCCCAACGAATATCTGATCAACCTCGACGCCATTCACAATAAATGCTGGATGCGTTCCCGAACCCAGCGATGCATCAATCGTGCTGACGTCAAATTTGGGAATAATATTCACAAACGACGGGTCACCGGCGCTGGTATAAAGTACAGTCTGCGCACCGCCGGAGGCAGCTTCAACGGCGCGACGTAATGAATCCTGAATTAATATAGTCATTTTTTTATTCCACAATATTAGAGGTTGTGACGTACGGGGCCGCTGCGCTGCTGATGTTCAGCGCACCTTTTGTTTTCGCACGGGCATCCAGTTTCATATAACGATTGACGCGGATATTCCGGCCCTCCAGGGTTATATCGATACTGTAATTTTTTGATACACACTCAATGATGTTATTAATGCTGATGTTGCTGACATTACCTGCCTGATAGCGGGAAGCGTCCCCAAATCCGGCATATGATTTCAGTATTGCGTTTACTTCGTCCCACCCGCGTGTTGGTGTCATATAGTTAACGCTGCTAATGCCACTAATGGTTACGTTATATATTTTAAACTGCGTGGTCAGAATGGTGCTGACCTGCTCATTACCTGTTAACCCGATATTCGTAGCAGTGATATCGTGAATGTCGTTACTGGTTCCCACAGCCTCATTCCCAGCCCACCCGTACCAGAATGGACAGGTTGGGTAAATCCACTGACGTATAGATCCGGTAGTCGGGATATTGGCGGTACTGTATTTCAGGGAGTCATCGCTGTTCACCATTGCCAAACAGTCATCACGTGCATAGCCGAAAATTTGTCGCACCCGCATATGGCTGGCACCGTTGGTGAAATGGATCCCGTCTCCATTCTTGTTCGGTTGCCAAAGGTCTATATCATGGATGTACCCATTCTTGGCGCCATAACCGAAATCAGTTCCCCAATTCTTAACGTTCTGGAGTTTAAAGCCGCCAATTTCAAAATTTTGCGTACCGTAATAAATCAGCCCCGTACCGCGCCAGCCATATTCGTCGCCAATCCAGTAGCGTGGACCGGCCCCTGCTGGAATATCAGCATAGTATGCCACGTCAGCACCGCTTAGTTTCGGGTAACCTGTGCCAATCAGACGGATGTTATCCGTGATTTCCAGGTCCAGGCACAGACCAAAGGGGTCGTCAGGATTGATAATAACCCCTGCCGCACGAAACAGATTGTCATGCACGCCGTCCTGCAGTTTAATCTCCACATTGTCGAGAACAACCCAGACATTGCTACGGTGAATTACTGCTTCGGAAATAATAAATTGCTGTTTTACGTAATCCGATGACAATATTAACCAGCCGCCACCAGCATCGTGCACCCAGTCCATCGCGTTCTGAATCCACTCAATATCGGTATCGCCGCTGAAATCCTGTAAATAATATTCGTTGGGATAGTCCAGTCCGAGGCGCTCGCGCTCTGACGACAGCAATTTATGCAGCTCGTCCTTGTAAACATAGTTGTAATAAACAATCGAGACAGCAGACCAGTCCGGCGTTCTGTCGGTGATTATCTGCTGCGCCCAGTACGCGGCGTTTTCAGGAATAATAACGTAACCCGAACTGGAGAATACAGGACGATATGCAATCAGAGCTTTGGCGGCATCATAGAACACAACGTTATACAAACTGCTGCTCTGCCCCGGCGATGAGGCCACAGGCAGACCACTGAACAGGAGCCTGCCGCCGGTGCAGGAATACAGCCCGGTGGAATAATTAACGATTCCATCCTGCGTAATTGAGCTGGCGTTAATGTTTCCATTATCCAGGCGGACCGGGATTAAATCCGACTTTGTCAGTTTAATAACAGCATCTGCTGCCCGGCCACGAAGACGATGGTCAATCGTCAGTGCCGCACCAGTCACATCAACAGAAGAAGATGCGCTCTGGTCCAGCGTGTTCGCGACAACAAAGCCATCCTGAGAAATTTCACACTGGTAATACCGTGCCTGATACGCCGCATACGACGCGCACATAATCCCCAGCGGACCCACATACGCTCCCGATGCATCGTAAAGCGCAGCTGCGTGACCTGCGGTTGCCGATGTGGTGTAGACTGTGAGGCGCACAACGTCACCCTTGCGAACCGGGATCATCCCAGTCCTGCGGTAGCGTGTATCGGTGCCAAACGACCCGTTACCAGCGTTGACTGTACCGGGCACGGAAAATGCCACATAACCATACTGTGATGCGCCGTCAGGAGTTACGATCTCAGCCGCCAGCGTGTTCAGCATTTCAGTGCAAATCTGGACAGATGAGACCAGCCTGGATAATCCGCTGGCATTTTGCTGGTTTCCCACTGACAGATTATTAATTGACTCAGCCAGCACGTTAAATCCGGTCATCAGATTCTGCACTGTATCGCTGCTTTCAATACCTGAACCAGAGCTTGTGCCGCCCTCCGCCATAACGTGCAGCGCCGTCATTAAACGCTGGACGGTATCTGACATGAGTTCAACTGCGGCCCCGGATGGCATCTTCCGTCCGGTAGCAGTCAGGGTGCCACCATTGTTGATGTACTCATCGGCCAGAGAGCTTCCGTCCTGACTGCGAACATAGGTGCTGCTGCCTTCTGGAATATTCGCGATATCCGCCTGCGCAGCCTCAATCGTCATGTACTGCTTGCTGAGCGGAATGATGTTCTGCCGGATCTCATCGTTTTTCGCCATCATCTGGCGCCATGAATAAAGAGGGTCACCACCACGGTCGGGAACATCTGCGGCGGGACCATTAACCAGCTTATCCAGGCGCTCGGCGTTATCGAGCAACACAGCGGGAGACGTGCTCCCCAGCTCCGGGTTAAAGGCCATGTTTTTGCTCCAATAAGAGGCTTCGCCCAAACGAGGGTTTGAGCGAAAAGAGTTAATTAGGGGAGTTTTTGGTTTTAGGCGACGTCGCCAGGGTATGTGGCGTCGTCGTACTGGTAGAACGATTCCAGGTATTCTTTAGCGGTGACCTGGCATGTTCCGTCAGACTGCGGGGCGATCTCCTCTACAATGGCGTCGTAGACGTGGCGCGTTGAGCCGCAGAACACCAGGCGGATCGGCTCGATGGTTGCCGACGACAGGTCAACCTTCATCGGGTCATCAAACTCGCTCAGGTGCGGGACTGACAGCTGAAAATCGCCTACCCTGCTCGCCACCATCAGCCCGGATGCAGAACCATCCTGATAGCGGATCAGCGCGCGGGGATTTTCTAAAGACCAGTCCAGCGGCTCCGTAACGGTGAACGTTGTCACGCCACTAGCCGTTGTCATCGCCTCCACCAGACAGGAAATCGTGTTGTTACCCGGAATATCATCCGTGAGCACAATGCGATCGCCCAGGTTGTAGCACAGCGCGTCCAGCTCGGTAGTGGTCTGGAACGTCACCCGCTGCTGCAGGTATTTCATCAGGCGACGCATGCCGATCTGGTAGGCGTGATCCTGATTCAGTACCCCATCGAGTTTGTAGTTTTCGATTTTCACTGGCGTTGGATTTTCCGACGTCCGGCATTTAACGGTCTCCTCTGCCCAGGTGACGCCGTTGATGTACGTCACGTCGACGCCATCAAAATCATCCTCGGACGGTACGGTAAATCCGCTCTGCAGCTCCTCCACCATCTCATGCGGAGTGATCACGCCAGTCCAGGGCTTAATCCCCTCACGGTTGACCGTCGCCAGGCCATCACTTAACAGGAAGCGGGACTTGCCGGCATTGGCTATCTTCTGCAGCATTTCCAGCGCTGAGATACTGTCGCCGGTAGCGAAATCGAAATACTCTCCCCGTGGCGTCCAGTACGCAGACTCCAGCGCGTTGATGGTGTCGGCATCCATCTCCAGCCCCAGCGAGTTCCCAACATGCAGCAGCGCCCCCGAAATGGTTCTGGCCGTTCCTGAGTCATAGGCGCGCGTGGCCACAACGTTAACGCGACGGTCTGACTGCGCCGCCAGCTTCCCGCCCGTCTCAACGGTCACCGCCATCAGCGACACGCCGGGATAGGATGAAGGGCGCGTCAGCAGTCGCCCGCGCAGCGCCTGCCAGTACATACTGTCTCGCGCGTTGTTTGAGCCCTGCTCATTGCGCCGACGGCAGCGAACCTCTACCAGCCCCGGAGAGCTGAGGGTGATCCGCTCAGTGAAACCTAACCCGTTGACGTTTTTCAGCGCATACTCGCCCTGGTGACTCACCCACCCCGATCCGGAACCGTAGACGCGATACTGTATCTCCCACTCAACGTGGCGGATCCGTTTTTTGCCCTTACTGTCAAAGCCGCAAATACCGTTCGGGAAAGAGAAATTCACCTCGAACATATCGACGGTCTCATTTTCAGGGCAAACCAGGAACGGCCCCAGCCAGCTCAGCGTGTCGTTAAGACCAGTAGCCTCATAGTCGATCATCGTCCGGGGGGAGAATCCCGGCCATGACTCATCAACGGCACCGGAAACCAGGCGCGCCACCGTCGCCGTCGTGCCGTCGGCAGAGACAATGCGGTACTCATTCCCGCGGTGAGCAAGTGAAAGCCGTTGCACCCCCTCCGGCATGCCGGAAAAGGCCGTTCCCGTGGCAGAGTTATAGGCGAGTGTCACATTCGCCGTTACCGCCGGGCTGCCGCCGGTTGATGCCGTGCCGGAGGTGTAAACCGGGGCATCACCGAAAACAGCCACAGGCAGCGAAGAGGACGTGATCGCCCCACCCGCGAACGGACTGGCCGCCTCGGTTATCAGTACGGTGCCGTCGTGGTCCTGCGCAACCAGGCCGGAACCAGTGAGTCCCTCGGTGATTGCCGCCAGCAGTCCCGACATCGAGACGTAGTTAGCCACCAGCGACACCGGGTAGGTAACCCCCTGCCAGGTGATCGTGAACGTGCTGGAGTTGGTCGAAAAATCGTAGGTGGTCGGGGCCGCACTGGCCTGGAGTTTTGCCGCACTCCCCCCGGTGCCGGGCACTGCAGCCTGACCGGGGGTATATGACGCGATAAACAGATCGTAATCGACAGAGTTAAACCCCAGCGTCACCGGCATACCAACCACCGGCGCGATCTCTGTCAGCAGCGGGCTGGCGATAACGCTGTATCCGGCCGCCGACGTGATCTGGTAGTTAGCCGGGGCTTTCAGTTCGACCACGGCGCCAGCGACCCAGCTGGGCGGCAGCGCGTTATCGTTCTCGTCATTATCGTCATCATCATCCGTATCCAGCCCGGTAAAGGTCACGCTCGATCCGGAGACGGTCATGCTGTCTGCGATAATGTCGTCTGCGTCCGGCGACGTCTGGGCCATATCCAGACCGGTACCGGATGATGTTCCACCGACCTCCGTACTGTTGACCCAGTTTTCACTGCGCTCATCGCCGGAAACGTCCGCGCCTGGTGGAAAATAGGTGATGTTGAAACCCGGCAGCGTTGAAGCTGGCGTACTGCCAACCCGGACATCGCCATTGGTATAAATCAGTTCACCGACACCGAGACACAGCAGCATCTGGACGCGCATTTTCGTAGGATCGGCGGCATCAAACCGGGTAACCGGCTGCACCACATAATCAGGGTAGATACGCACCCGGCCAAATACCTCACGAATGGCATCACCGAGTTTTGCGGTATTCGCCTTTGCCGGGTTAAGGTCGAGACTCCGCCCTGTGGATGAGGTATAGCCGCCCGTATCGATGTTGCTCATCATAAACAGCGAATAGGCTGCAGCGGCAACGGAGATACCGACGCCGATCCACGCGATTGTGGCGGCCTCCAGCCCGAAGGGAACCGGATAAAGCCTGACATCACTATCAGGGCGAATCACACACTTAGCCCACTCGCCTGGCGGAATTAACAGCCCCTCAACCTCAACGGTCAGCGGTGGGACATCCCGATCCTCGTAGCCTTCAACATTTGCTACCAGCCAGCTGCGAATACTGATTACACCATGCTCATGCGTTTCGAGTGGTTCACCGGGAAGCCGGGACGGGTAAAAACGAATGGTCATCGCCAGAACTCCACTTTGACAAATCGACGCTTAAACCGCGGCAAGGGCAGAAAGGTGACGTTCGTGCCTGGGTTGCATTCCGCCACATGCAGCAGGCCACCGATACTGACCACGATCCCTACGTGGGTGACGGTCGACCCGGAATAGCAGGCCACCCCAGCCCCTTCGCAGGGTTCGCAGCGCTCAAGGGTAAGCATCATCCGGCGCGCTTCCCGGTCGAGGCCGCCGTCGTCTTTGGTGACCCCGGCAAAATCGGGCCAGACGGGTAAATTCAGGTCGCGGCGTATCTCGTTCACAATGCCGAAGCAGTCAAGTTTTGGAAAAGAGCGACCGCCCTTCTGCCATTTGACAGAACGGTATTTATCAGGGTTGAACATTGGAATTCCTTAGCTGATATAACGCAGTCCGGGGAATACAGGTAGCGTGTAGCGGTAACGTGGCCAGGCGGTATCGAGGATATTCATATAACCCGCGGTAATCTGCCCTTCGGTCGCAGTCCAGTAACCAGACTTGATTTTCAGCGTATACGGCACTTCCGCAGGGGCCGCTAAATCCGTGGAGATGTAACGCCGGTACGTCAGCAATGCAGACAGACGGTTAGCCAGCGCATTGCGGATCGCCGTGGACACAACGCCGTCGATATTGCACAAGGCAAATTTGAGGTCCTGCGTGCCGTCCGCATTGCGCGCCGGCAGAGCAATGTCTATCGTACAGGCGGTAAACGTTACGGTATCGCCGTTCTCCGTCGTTGCCATAATATCCTCGTAGCCCTGGCACAGATAATGGACGTCAGAACCAATGGTGATCTGCAGCGTCTCAATGATCACCTCCGGCCCGCTGCTGGCGTAGAGACGGTTGAGTATTGTCATGATTTTTACCCAATAAAAAAGGCCACCCGAAGGTGACCTTAAAAATTGGTGTCGAATGTGGGTGTACCCTCACCGGCAGGATCGCTATTCCGCGCTTTATTTCACGCTCCGGCTACGGAGCGGCATGAAGGACTTTCCCACAAATCGACACAAGTAATTATGAAGGAGAAACGGTTTTAATCAAGCCTTGGGCCACTCCTTATTCAGCGCAATATCCAGCAGTGAGCTGCCGACGATCCATTCCGGGTAATTACCCCATGGGGCAGGAGCAAGGGGGCGTTCCCATAATTCAAGCGTCGCCGTGTACTTCCAGTAAATCGGGGCCACCAGCACCGGTCCCTGATAAATATCTGTGAAGCGGCATTTGTAAAACTTAATGCCTGCCGGCGTCTGCAGCTTCATCATGAACCATGCAGCCCCGTCAGATAACGCATCACGGAACCAGGACTCAAACGCCAGTCCCTGCGCATCGGTTTCCATAAACCAGGTGATGCTGGCCTGCGTCGGTGTGGACGTATAAGCTCGCCTTTGCCGCGCGCGGCCGGTGGTTAACTGGGTTCGTTTTAACGGGCTTAGAGGCTGGAATCCGTATCCTTCCTGTAATGGCATCGGAAGACTGTCATGCGGGTAGTAGATATCAGTCATCACTCTAACCCTCTGCCTGGATATTTACTGCGCATTGCCTTACCAACTTTCCCATCTCCTCTCAACAATTGCGCAGCAACCTGATCCAGGGCTTCCGTTGTCGCCCGCTTCTGCGTTTGAGCCATGGAGAGAGCCATCTGATCAGGTGTCACACCGGGCGGCGTATGGAAATGCTGCTCAATAGGAGCATGGATGGTGGTCTTGCTGCTGTTGTCGCTGTTAACGTTCTGGACACCAGTACCAAACCCTGTACGCCCCAGAGTTGCATCAAGTGGTTGGCCATTTCGAAGTGCCTCAAGCTGAGACACGCCGATCCGGTTCGTTGACTCCTGGTCGAAGACGTACTCACCTTTGTGAACAATACCCGCGGGCTGATACTTACCACCGGGGCCGGTGTAACCGCCGGAGGCGAAGCCTACACCTGAAACAGCCTGGATACTTGAGACGATACTGGCGGTCTGCGCAGCGATTGAGGCCATAGCGATGATGTTGGCCGGATAAGGCGCGCTAACTGCACCGCTTGCTATAGCCTGCTGGATTTTCACCATTGAGTCCGCGATAGCGAATGCCTTGCTCGCAGCAAAAGCAACCTTGTAGATTGCCGATTGCTCACCAAACCCCGTTCGCATGATGTCGGCGGTACTGTCAAACAAGGACTGCGTGGCCGCAGATATGATGGTGTTTTTCTGAGCCTCGATGACCTGATTTGCATCCGCTGCACGCTGACGAATCGACGTCATTCTGGCCTCACCCTCGGCAGTTATTTCGCCGGCCTTCGCATAAGCTTCCTCCTGAGCTGCCAGCCAGCGCTGGAGCTCCTGCTGCGCCTGGTCATATTCATTGATTTGCCCCTGCATCCCCTCAAAAGTTCCAGAGAGTCGCCCTCCTGTGGGTGTCAGGTTTCCTACAACATTACGAACCGTCGAGGGCAGTTGCATATCGGTGTTTTGATAAATATCTGCCCGTGTTTTTTCATATTCACCGGGTTTTAGTTGCCCGGTTGCTTTGGCTTTCTCCAGCAGTTCAAGACGGGTTTTAAGCAGATCGTTGGTCCGCTCATCCTTCGTCTTTACCTGTTCCTGCATTTTCCGGTAATCATCCAGGGTTTTTACGGAGTTTTGCAGTGCCTCCTGCTGCTTATACGCCTGGAGGATTTCATCTGAACGGGAAAGAATCGACTTCTGGTCGGCTGTGAGCTGCGTTTTAGACTTGAGGTCAGCAATTTGCTGTTCGAACTTTACCCGCGCCTGGGTTGCGCTGTTAAGCTTGTCACTGGCATCCAGCTGGGACTGCAAGGCAGCTGTCTGCTGGTTTATTTGATCAAGCAGCCGGGTTGCCGCGTCCTCTGTATAGGCCTTTTGCTTAGGTGCCTTTGGGTCCTTATACATCTCGTTAATACGTGAGACGTTTTTTGCGTATTGCTCTGCAGTAATTGCTCCGGACTTCAGGAATTCAATCTGCTGTTTAAGCTTCTGGTTACGTATGTCAGCATTCGACAGGAGCTGCTGGTTAACACTGTCCGCTTCCTGCTGAGTTTTAATTCTTTTTTGCTCGGCTTTGTCATGACTGCTGATTATTTCAGTTAAAACGCCTTCTGTTGTGATTTGAGATTGCAGATTATTTAGCTCATCTTCGAGCTCAGCCTTTCTTCCACCAAAAAATAGCTTCCCGCCTGCAGCCTTATCTATCCAATCTAATTCCTTACGAATTTGAGAGATCCGCTCGGTACCGGTTTGCTCGCGACCAATATCAAGCATGGCATCCCATGCTCCTTTAGCCGTTTTAGCAAGCGAGTCCCAAGCACGTTCAAGAATCCCCAAATTCTGATGAATATCGTTCGCACGCTGCTGCATGGCATTGGCGTAAGCATCAGTAGCCACCCGTGCAGCATCCTGCTGATTACCTTCATCCCGCAGTGCTTTAATCTGGTTGTAGGTTGCCAGTGTCAGAAAGTGGTACTGATCGTTAAGTTTGGTAATGGCCGCAACCGGGTCAGCAGCAATGTCGTTGAAATCACCCACCAGCTTTTCAGTGGCGATGCCTGTGGCTTCACTGATTTCAACCACGGCAGTTGTTACTCGTTCCAATGACTCTGCAGCCACTTTCCCGGATGAAACTATCTGGTTAAGTGTGGCTGCGGTCACGCCAGTAGTTGAGTTGGCAACTACTGAAACCCGAGCGGCAATATCTGCTAGTTGCCCGGTGGTTTTACCAACCAGATTACCGCTAAGGGTCAATGACTTATAGAACTCGTCCTGCTCCTGAGAGCCTTTGTAATAGGCCAGCCCAAGAACACCGACAGCCGCGGCAGCCAGAGTGACAGGATTAATCAACCCCAGCACATACCCGCCAACACCTTTAATCGCGGGGCCAATACCGCCGAACATATCTTTCAACTGCCCGCCCTGCTGCATAAGCACCATAAACGGCGACTGACCCGTAGATAAGCCGACTATAATGTCAGTCATCTGCGCCGGGATCATGCGCATGGCAAAGGCAGTCTGTGCGGCAGATTGTCCGGTTTTGCCAAGGTCGTCGCGAAATCCAGTTAGCCTGTTTCGTGTTTCCTCGATTTTCTTTGAATAAAGATCAAATGTATCGGTATCTAGCATCCCCTTTGATTTGAATTTCGCAAGATCTTGCTGTTGTTTATCCAGTTTATTCAGAGCTGCGTTTACCGGGTCAATTCGATCTAAGAGTTCAGAAAGAGACTGTTTTTCTTCATCAGTAGCCTTTGTCACTTTCCCTGCACTGGTGGCAGCACGTTCGCCTGCCTGCGTCATTTTTACCAGTGCAGTTGCGAGATTGTCAGCCTGCTTCTCTGCCCCGGAGCTATCAATCACAATGGCCAGGCGGGAGGTTTGTTCTGTCATTTAGCTATCTCCGGGAAATAAAAAACCCCGCCGTAGCGAGGTTTTTTTACGAATACAATATCTTGATAGTTATATTATCGAAACGGGTTCACTGGTAATACTCAGGTCTGTTCAATATCACTTCCACAGTGTTTACATTTAATGGCCTCTTTGCGGATAGGCTCGGCGCAGAAAGGACATTTTTTATACTCACCAGACTCACCATTAAGCACTGCTCGGCGTTCAGATGTAGACGATGATAAGACAATAAGAAGGCCAAGAATCGGTGCAATAAATGCAGTAAAACCAGCGATAACGCCGTTTCCATTTGTGATGTTTGATGCTAAAACGACCAAGCCGAAGCCTATAGCGCACATACCAATAAGGTAAAGGAACGCAATACCTAACCCATTTCGTTTTGCAGCAATAACTGCTACAACAATAACTGCTAGCCCAAAAAGCATAAAACCTAAAAGCGGTTCCACATCCCCATCTCCATCATTAACATTTGCACACAGATTAGCAGGGATGCGCGTAGGCGGCAAAATCACCTGATCGTTTATCAGGATGTTCGTCTCTTCGTCACTAGGGTACGTTAGAGGCTAAAACTCACATAAAGGTGCTGTTATGGATAAGTTCGACAGGGAATTGCAGCGTGAAATACTCAAAGTATGCATAGAGGCCTATCCAAGGACTGTTGATGAACTTGGCAATGATTATGTATCTGAAATAATCATGTCTGCACCTTTGGATAAACTACTTGCTAACTTGTTTTATCTTTCTGGTCACGGCCTCATAACCTTTCCAAGAATGGGGAGTAACCTAGACGATCAGCTCGCATTTAGCATTCTTGATATGTCTTCTGTAACCTGCAAAGGCATTGACTTCATGCTCAACGACGGCGGTCTCTCCGCAATCCTCAACGTACAGACCATCAAGTTTCATCGTGAAGCAGTAGTCGTCCTCGAAGACCTGATCGCGATTTCGAACATGGACGTTGAGCAGAAGGAAAAAGCCAAGTCGACTCTCGGCGAACTATCGACGGAAGCACTTAAAACGGTAGTGCAGGCTGCTACTAATGCAGGACTCTCCAAGCTACTAGGTCAATAAAATTGCGTCAGAAAACAAAAAAACTGCAGGCTGATAGGCTATTTATTCAAAATAACTTGCTGTGAGCATATGACTTCTATGACGTTAACCGAATGATTTACACACAACTCTCTGGCGTCATACTCGCGAGACCAGTGACAAAGCCAATTCTCTAAATCGTCAACATCGTATTCTTTACGTGCCAATCCTTCAGCCATTGTTACCAAATCGTCACCAGGAGCTGTTAGTTCGTAACCATTCAGTAAGAGAAAAATGTAACCTGCCATCATGGCGGTTCTCTTGTTAGCATTGGCGAATGGATGATTCTGAATCAGGCTCTCAATAAGAGAGGCAGACAATACGAACATATCATCTGTCTGCCTATACCACCTGATCATACTAGGTCTGGCTTGAGAAGAGCTAAGATTACCTTCACTAAGAACCTCTATAGGCTCATTTGGTGTCTGGGTTTCGATAAGTCTACGGTTTATATAGACTAAATCTTCAACAGAAAGGTAGTTAACACCCTCAACATACTCAGCCATGCCTTAGCCTCATACCTTAGATAGATCTTCTATCGCTTTTTCATAGCGTGAGAAGCCAAAATCAAAGGCATTTTTGACTTGTCCGGTGTGGGAACAGGTTTCGCTGATCGCAGCACGAGGTTTCGCCACCGTGGATTTGTCACGAGGCGGAATGTACAAGCGATCTGCCTTCTTCAATGCGTGACTCATAGTTAGCCCTCATGCACATCTGGCAGTGCAGTATCAAATTGAGGATGTAAAACACATCCAAACGTATTCATGTCTATTGAAGGTTATTTAATACTATTGGTCATTTTTGAGCAATGAGCTAAATCCTGCTTATCCGTCACGTTAGGCGTTTTTTGGAGGCGCGTGTTTTCACGATGACAGCACGATCGACGAAGTTAGCGATATGCTGCGACGAATATGATTACGATTCTGGCACATGATGCACATACCGCGCGTGCAACCGATTTTTCTAAACGAAGCAGAAATAGCATTTTTTGCACAAAAAAATGTCTCATTGGTTATGTGATTTAACATTTTTTGCTGTAGTATTTTGCGCCCATTAGCACTGACGCTGCTTTTTTAAACAGTAAATCGGCATTATGAACTCTACAAGAAGTAATAAAAGCACAACTGAGTGGACTCATTTCTTCATGCTATTTTTCTGTTCAGCAGCCCACTCAGCCCTCCAGGCATCATCGAGAGCCAGTATCGCCGCGTCAAACTCAATGCGGTCGATCAGGATGGTGCGCGATGCCAGGTAAAGCTCAATATCGTTCAGGGATAGAGGGAGCGGCACTCCGGCCATGCCGGCATACTTCCTGCCGCGCGATATCATGGCGTAAGCGTTGAGGATCTCCCCAGTGACCGCATCAATTTCAGGCTCCGGAATTGGCGGGAGATTTAGTTTCTCCCTGCGCCACTTTGCTTTCTCGCCCTGCTCGCCGGCGAATTCCTTTAGCCACTTTTGGGCCTCTATGGCTTTTTTACGGTTTCCTGAGTCTGCTGCTCCTTACCCTGAGTATTAGACGTCAACTACCTTGGCCGGTACGCGTCAACTACTCTGGCCGCCTTTGAGTTATTTCTTAGCTGACTGCTGGGTGACTGCTTTTGATGTTTTCTTTCTGTAACTTTCTCCTGTAACTTCGAAGATATACCCGTGGTGGATCAGCCTGTCGGCCGCTGCCACCGCCATTGTTTCGTCCACGAAGATGCTGCCCCACGTGCTGAACGGATGGTTACTTGTGATGATCAGGCTTCCTCTTTCGTAACGGTGCGCGATAAGTTCGAACAGCACACCCGTTTCCGCGTTATCCCGTTTGACATAGCCCAGGTCGTCTATCACTATCACCCGGTAGCGATCCAGCTTCAGAAGCATCTCGTTCAGCCTCAGCAACGACCGGGCTTTACGCAGCTCCTGCAGCAACTCGCCGGCGCTGTAGAACCGGACCCGGTGGCCCTGGCTCACTACTCCGTCCGCGATCGCTGCGGCAAGGTGGCTCTTGCCCAGACCGCTGGCACCGAACAGCAGGACGTTCTCCCCGCTGTCCACCCAGTCCGTCGTTTCACACAGCTGACGCACCTGTGCGGCATTCAGCTCCGGGACCTGGCCGAAGTCATATTCGGCCAGCGTTTTCCCCACTGGCAACCGCGCATCCTTTATATACCGCCGCAGCCGTTCGCTTTCCCTGTACGTCGCCTCTTCACTGCAGAGTGACAGCAGATAACGCGAAGGGGTCCACCCTTCGGCCAGCGCGCGTTTCTCCTGGCTGTGCCACTCGGTGGCTATGCGCGTCAGACGGAGCCTTCTGAGCAACCTTTCAAGCGTATGGATATCGGTCACTGCAGGCCTCCTTTACGCATCAGGTTGTCATAACCCTGCAGGCTGTGCTGAACCAGTTTCCCGTCCGGCAGCGGGCGTTTATCTTTCACGCCCAGCCAGTTGAGCAGCTTCTGCAGATCCGGCTCTCCCGGCTCCAGCAGCAGCTGGTTCAGCCCCTTCGCGACCGCTGATATGTCTTCCCGCTCTGCCGCCAGCTTCAGGGCGTTAACCATCAGGCGACTGGCCAGCTGAGGGGCAAGACGTGAACACATCCGCTGCCACAGCTGCCGCCATTCATCATCCGGCAGGATGTCGTTACGCAGTGTGGCGTGGTAGAACGCCCCGGGTTTCATGACAAGACTACCGATCACGTGCCGGAAGTTGATACTGCGGGCCCGCCGTTTACCTTTCGGTGCCCGGACCCGCTGACAGCTCATAACTTCATCGCTGCCAACGTAACAACTCAGTCTGTCATCCCACAGACGAACCTTCAGCATCTGTCCGATAAGTCTGGATGGCACGCTGTACACAACGTGCCGGACGTTGATGGTACTACTGCTGCTGACCCGGACAGACAGCTCCTCGTAGTCAGCACACCGCCGCTGAGGAAGGGGCTTCAGAAGTGCCAGCTCCTGACGGACCAGATCCTGATTGCGCTGGTTATGGCGCAACACCTGCTGTGTAACGAACTGGCGATACTCGTTCAGGGAACCGAAGTCGTTATTTCCACGCAGCAGCAGGGCCTGCCGTATACGCTCCTTGAGGTGTCCGTGAGCCGACTCCACTGAACCATTCTCATGGCCCCGTCCGCTGTTATTGCGGGAGGGGGTCATGCCGTAGTGTTCACACAACCCGGCATAGCGCGCTGTTTGATCCCGGTGGTCTTCCTCGCTCAGGTTTTTCCATGCTGCGGCCAGACTGTCTGTACGGTGTTCTGCTGGTACACCACCCAGCTGACCCAGCGCCTCCTGTAGTCCTTCAGCGAGAGCGGTGAAGCTCTCGCCACCGGTGACAACCCGCATCCAGCTCCAGCGACTCCATTCAAGGCGGAAGTGGAAGAGCTTGTGTTCCAGCGGGCTACCGTTAATGGTGATAACCGTGCCTTTCAGTTGGGTAAAATCTGACAGCGCCCGCATTCCCGGTAGATGCTCCTGGCGGAACATGATCTCCCGCTCCTCACCGTGGCAGGCTTTCCAGGTACGGATACGGCGCTGCAGCGTCCGGCGCACCTTATCGGGATACTGGCCCGGATATTTATCCTGCAGATATTCGAGAACCGTTGTCGGCGAGATCTGCGGACGGGAAGCGAGTAAAGGAAGCACATCACTGAGCCAGACCGCTTCCAGAGGATCCTGACGTGTCCGCCAGTGTCGCTCACCTGATGATTGCCACTGCCCTTTTTCAATACGTCGTCCGGAACGAACAGAGATGCCGGTGGTGGCCGCAGCGGCTTCCTGGGTAAGACCTTTATTACGTTGAGCCATGTAAAAACTGACCTGTCTGGTATTCAGCGTCACAACCTCTCCCTGGAAAGAAGAAACAGGACGCTCAGATTACAAACAGGCCAGAGTAATTGTCGCGATGCGGACGGGGTAATTGTCGCCTAATACCCTGAGCAATATTCGCCGCCTCAGCCAGAATAAGCCAGTACAGAGAGGGGTTTTGCTTCAGTAACGCAACACCACGCTCCGGTGTATACGCTACCGCCGTCTCCGTACCATCCACCAGCTCCCCCACGCCTTCCCAGTCTTTCAGAAGAAAGCGCGCGCAATTGTCGATGAGAAGATCATCAACCGAGTCAATCTCGCCCACACTGGCGAGATCGAAAGCATCCGTACCGACCTGGTAGCTCGCGTCCATTTTGTCGATATGGCGCCGCACCAGCGCATTGCGTGAGCGGTATTGTGGATTCTCGCTACTGGCCACCAGCAGACGGAGTTTAAATAGCGCCTCGTCTTCCGGCGTGAATTTCTTTTTACTTCCTGCTGGCTTTTTGTAAGGGAAAAACCAGCGTTCTCCGTTCAAATCAATTTGAGAAGAAATAATCAGCATAAAGACTCCCAAAAAAGCCCGATCCGCGATGACTGCAGAACGGGCCAGTTAAATTAAGGCGCAGTAACGGTGATTTCAGACGTTGCCGTAAAGGTGCGGGCCTTGCCGGTGATGGTTGCAGTACCGGCAGCATTTCTGGTGACTGTTGCTGTTTTCTGCCCGGTAGAAACCACGCTGGCGATAGTCGGATCCGATGACGTCCACTGGACGGTATCAGTTGAATCAGCTGGCGTAAGCGTGGCGGTTAACGTCACAGTAGATCCCACGGCCCCAGTTGAAGTGGCTGGCGCAACACTGATTGTCGTCGCCGGCACTTTAGGCACGCGCGTAATCGTCGGCGGCGTATTGGCCGCGGTGATATCCAGCTGAACCTGAACAATGTCAGTGCTCCCCGCATCCGGCCAGTCGCCGGAGATCTGCACTTCCGGGAAGTCGAAGGTATAGGCGCCTTCAGCATTCTCCAGCGTGAAGCTAAACGGCACCGTTTCGCCGGTGAACGTTTTTTTGTAAACCTCCCAGGCAGCCTTTGACCATGACAGTGTGATTTGACCTGACGGGGTAAAGGTTGTCGGAATGTTTGCGCCGGCGAACGCCGAGCCGGTACCGATGCAGCGCTGAGTCTGCATATTGTTGTTGAACTGGATGTTGAAGGTGTCGACGCAGAAGCCTGTCCCGCCATCAACACCATTTAGCCGGATGTTCGTGACCTCTTTGAAGGAGTAACGCAGCGCCCCCGCTAAATCCACCGGCGCGGTGAAATAGCTGGTATCGTCCCCCTTCGTCTCCCAGTCCAGCCCTGCAAACGTAATGGTTGCAGTGATATCACCATCGGCCGGGATTTCCATCTGGAAGGTGCCAACCTGGCAACCGCGGGCAATCTGGGCGATCCCCACATCACTGGCAAAAGTCGCCACGGAGAACGTAATGCGACCATTACCCATCGTCAGCACGTTATTTAGCCATTCGGAACCGAAGCAGCTGGCAAGAAAATCATCATGCTGGTTCCAGCGAAACCGCGTGCCGACATCGCCGCCGACATCCACTGTGCCGCGTGAAACACCTTGCGCCATGCGGTCACCAGCGATTTCGTCATTGTCGTTGGTGTTCTGCGTTGGTTTCAGACCAAATGAAGAACGACGCAGCAGGTTCCACGCCCCTGCTGTAGGCGTGATTCCTGGCGTTGTCTCGCGAATAAACGCGGCTACTACTTTTGCACCTGAGCTCACAGGAGCCTCCTGTTTTTTGTGCGCTACAGAGCGCGATAAGGAATTTGAAGATTGAGCTGTAACCAGCCATCGGTCTCACCCGCCGGCACAGCAGAAACAGCGAAATAACTCAACTTTCCGTCGTCCTTAAACTCGAATAGCTCCGTTAGCTGATCGGCCGTTCGGGAGATAAGCAACGTCCCGGAACCGACCGGAACAAACAGCTGAATGATGAGTAAGCCCGTCCTGTGGACTACCGGCCCGTCCCCGATCTCTGTTGCGCCAGCCTGCCCAGCAATGTTGGTTAGTCGGGCCCAGATATCGCGGTTACTGGGGTCAAATACCGGGCCATTGGGATAATCCACCGCATCAGAGGCAATAGCGGTCTGTGCCGCCATTCGGGAAATGACAGCGTTTCTGATTTCTGTAAGGGTCATTTGTAGGCCTGAATCACACCATTAAACGAGACGGCATAGACGCCTGTCGGCGCCTGTGTTGAGTGGCCATTCTCCAGAGGCACGGAGTAAGGCAGGTTCGACTGGATGTAAATCACCGAGTAGGCTGGCGCCTGGTCAATGATATTTTTGCCATTAAGAAACGTCATTGTCCCGCGCGGATCCGGTTCGGTCGGGACGGAATGATCAGGTTCGCCGATGCTGACGAAATGCGATGCCCTGAAGGTTCCTGCTCGATACTCAGCCGGCCGCCTGATATCCATGCTGTCATTAACACGGACTTTCTTTCTGAGACGGCCTGTCTTTGTCAGGTTGGCAGGATCGGCATAAAGAGATTCGTTCCATTCCCTAACAGCTTTGTTGTACTGAACCGCGGTCGCGTTAATGGCCCACAGCTCCGGGTTTCCTACCGGCGACCGCTGAACGATTTCATTCAGCAACTGAATGGCGATTGCCCGCTGGCGTAGTTTGACATCTTCTGCCACCAGCCCGGCGAATGCCGCCGGGTCAACGTTCCAGCCCTTAGCCATATCACGCCCTCCGCAGTTGAATGGAGTACGCAGCGCCAGCAGAGTCGGCAGAAGCGGTTATGATGTCGTAACGCTGAAGCTCACCCGTAACCGGATCCGGTGCGGTGATGATATGCCCGACGGCCGGCTTATCAGTCACCTCGTTAACCAGGGCGGTTAGCTTCACATCACCATGCAGAATGTTAACGCCATCGATACGGCGCAGCTTATAGCGCGCCAGCACTCCACGCCCCGAGTAAGTCACCTGCGTTTCAGTGCCGGTTTCCGTCACCGGGTCCCAGGCACCCCGAACGGTATATGACCCAGTGAAATCCTTAACGGCATCCTGCAGGTCGGTATCGAATGCCGCGGCGACTTCGGTTTGCAGCTCGTCACGAATGCCCATTGCACCCACCAATACGCTGCTGAGGTTTAACGATCACTGTACCGTGGAGTTTGCGGGTATAAATTTCGCCATTGCGCTTAACCCGCAGCGGGAGCGGAGCAAACTCTACAACACCCTTTGCCTGATTTGCGTAAACGACATGTCTGATCGGGTTTCCATTCACAAACACATCGCGGGGACCGAGCCCGTCGCCGGCATAATGCACATATGGATTTTGCATGTTACCCCCTTACCGCCGCTCAATATGAGCATGGATAAAGTCGGTTTTAAGCGACTCCATAGCGCCAACCATCACATAGGGACGTCCACCGTTATGCCAGCAATCAATCGCGTTACCCTCATCATCAAGCAGTATCACTGCGACACTGTGGCAGCCGCCGTTTTCGGCTCTCTCCAGAGCCTGTTTCAGCAGGCGAATAACCTGGTCGTTATCGAGGTTGTGATGGCTGGGCTTTTGAAATGGGACCACCTTCAAATCGGACATATCACGCCCTCACAAAGAACGTCTGGAAAGGGTTAATCATCCACGGTTTGAGCATATCCAGCGCCAGCTGCAAATCAGGATCGAGTAATTCAGTGCTGGTGGTTGAAAGCTCGGCAAAAGTGCGGGAAACCTTCACATCGTCGGCCTCAACGCTTTTGCTCGTCACCACGCCGGAATCTGTTTTTTGCTGATACAGATTGCCTGCAGCGGCTACGGAAGCGATAAACGCTCCGGCTTGCTTAACTTCTTCAGGAATATGCTCCGGGTCGATATCCTGAAGGTTAAGCGCCGTCATCCAGGTGTTTGCCTGGAGCACGGCTTTACCCTTTTTGTCGGCGGCAGCCCAGGTATCCCCCAGCAACTCGTCAACGTCCTGGATTGTTATATAAACGGTCATCGGATCCTCACCAAAAGAAACGGGGCTTTCGCCCCGTCGGTTAACCACCCGCAGGAGCAGTGAACGCAATCGCTTCAGTTGTTTTCACCACACCGTCAACGGTAGCCGTCACCGTGAAGGAGCCGGCCGTAGCAGAGGTGAGTTTCACCGTCGAGCCACCAGCAGACCCTGTCTGTGACGTCGAAGCACTTACCGTGCCGCCTGTAGACGTCCACGCCACAGATGCCCCGGAGACTCCTGCACCATTTCTGGTGTACTTGAGCGAAACGGTCACCGCGTCGGTACTGTCAGCAGTTGCGGAAGTTTTATCCACTGACAGGGTTACTCCCCCGCAGGGGCTTCCAGCTTAATCAGTACGCCTGCAGTGGATTTGTTACTGGTGAAATGTTTCTTCCAGTTCGCGCCGGTGCCGATTTTGGTCAGGTCTGGGTTAGCGCCCTTCGTCTCATCCCAGCTGTAACCCAGCAGTTCAACGTTAACCGTGCCCTCTGCGCGATAGCCAATAGCAAGGTTTTCCTGGTTGTTGATATCGTAGGAACGGAAGCCCGGAGCCTGTGATTCCGTTACGGATACCGCACCAGCCACCAGACCAAGAATCGCGTCAACCGGCATGGTGTCAGTCACCAGCACCGGTTTACCCAGCGTGCCTGGCTGTCCGCCATAAACCACCACGCCGGCTTCTTCGTAAATTTTGTTGTCGATAGCCTGATCAACAATGTCGAAATAGGTCGTGGAATGCATAACGAACAGCGCAACACGGTTAAATTTATCGCCGTATTTACGCAGTCCCCGGGTCAGCGTTTTCTTACCATCAGTGGCAATGTCCGCTGATACCGTCATGTCAGCATTTGCGCCAATGGCTGCAACCAGTCCCTGAAGGGCATACTTGATATAACCTTCAAGCGTTGCATCAGCGACGTCGACGCCGATCACCTCGGAGAATTCGCTAACGTCGCGACCCCGACGTTTAAACGCCTCCTCAGTGGTTTCATACGGGCCGTATTTCCACGGCGCCTTGACGCTGACAGATTCGCCGGCACCGATTTTTTTACCCGTTACCGGGTCGGTTGAATTAACGTCGCGCGATTCGATAGAGCCACCAACTTTATAGAAGGTGCGCTTGCGAAAATCACCCTCGATCAGTTCGTTGTCGAGAATGATTGCGCCGTTTGAAGCGGCATTGAAGACTTCCAGATTATCCTGGCGACGCTCAAGAAACGCAGTCTGCGCGAGGTCATCATAGATAATCAGGTCGTTGTTTACGGTCGTAGACATTGATTAGTCCTTACTTAGGCAATTTGAGATAGGCCTGCTGGCCATGTTTGCGGATGTAGTCCGCTTTGTCGCTTGAGCTCATTTCTGAACGTTTCAGACTACCGCCACCGCCACCGGGTTTATGACCACCAGCCCCGGAGCCTTCGGCGCGCGGGAACAGGTGCGGGGCCGTCTCTTTCAGAGATTCAGCCCACTCAACCGGGGTGAGCGGAGTTTTGCCGTCTTTACCGAACAGAACATCGCCATTTGCATCAACTGCTACGGCCTCGCCTTCGTCGTTGAGCTGGAATGTGCCTTTAGCACGAAGAATCAGATCGTCGGATGCTTCTGGCAGCGCGCCAGCCTTAAGCGCTGCGCTGCGAATAGCATCCCCCAGGACGCGATCACGGAATTTGCTCGAGAACGCTTCCGCCTTTTCAGCGCGTTCGTTGGCGGCTTTGATTTGCTTATCAACATCAGCACGTAGCCGCTCAGTGCGTTTATCCAGTACCTCGTCAATTTTCCCGGCGGCGATCAGTTGCGCCTCTTCATCATCAGAGAAACGCTGGAGAATGGTTTTCACCGCGTCAGGATCGATACCTTCAAAACGCTTAAGCGACTCAGTGGACTCTTTGAGCTTACCGAGTAACTCACTATTTTTATTTTTCAGGCCTGAAACCTGAGCACTGACCTGCTCATCGATCAGCTTTTGGATTTCCGGCGTAATCTCGGGCGCACCACTACCGGAGCCACCGCCATCACCACCTTCACCACCAGCTGCCGAATAATATTTAATGAGCATGTTACGAATAAGCATGTTGTCCCCTTGGGATAGTTACTGTGGGCCTGGCCCAATAAAAAAGGCCGCCCGAAGGCAGCCTGATTGAATAAGATTTGTTGGTTAAAGCCTAGCGTTTCTGAATGCCTGCTCATCCTTTGAGCGTAACTGGTCCAGCGTCAACCACTCGCCCCTGTCGTTGTAGAACTCATCGGGAGACATGCCGCCATCACGAATCAGCCTGGCGCGCGTTTCTCCGACAATCTCAGCTTGTCGCGTGAACGACTGCCGGGAGAACCAGTCCTGGTAATTCGTGTCAGCCGGAACCTGTCCATCCATGCTGGCGCGCGAGCTATCCTTGATTTCGCCGACTTTAATACCCAATTCCTCGGACGATTTCAGGATGTAAGTTTCGGTGCTCCGACAGCAAAAGTGGATTTTCCCTGGTCCCTGCAAATAAGGCACCTTGTGCCCTATCGGTTTGTTATCCAGCGTGTACTTGAGTCGGTCGCGGATCCGACAATCCTTTGATGTCCGGTTATCCAAAGTAGATAACCACTGCTTACCCTTCAGAATGTCGTCGTTCGCCGCCGCAAAGCTTTGTCTGGCTGTCGATGCAAGATGCCCTACTGCCGTTTTTGCAATACTGGCTGCATTGGCCCGGCTCATCTGCAGCGCGCCGTCCTGGTAACCACGATTAGCATGGCCACGGACCTTTTTTGCGATCTGTTCATGCGTATCGCCCAGCAGGAATCCCTGCCGTACCGTATTGGATATGCGCGCCATCCGATCGGCTTCGAAGTTGCTGGCCCATTCGCTTAGCAACCGCCCCTGAAATGGACGCCCCATCGCCGCGGCATAAACCGCATCCGGGGAGATGCCCACCAGCGGATGAAGAGCAAGAACATCGTCGGGGATCGCAAACTGGAAGAGGCTCATCTGAAAAGTGGCTTCGTGCTTCGCCAGTTCCTGCAGCTCGGCAGTAAGAGCTGCATACATCGACTGAATCGCATCCTTGTTTATCGCCCTGACGCTTACCAGTAACGCTTCCAGACGCGAAACGGTAAAGCTCTCAGCGTCCAGCGTATCAATAGCCACCAGCAACCTTGCGGTAAGTTCGGCGTCGCTGTCATTCAGGACTTTTATCATCCTGTTGGCAACGCCGGTACTGTAGCGGCTCACCCATATAGCGTGGGCTACGGATTCATCCTGCAGTTTGTCATTCGCCGTTGCCATTATTGCCACCAATCAGGTTAGGCGCGCCGTTACGAATAGCGTCAATGACAGTTTCAGGGTCATCAGCGGGATCTATCAGGTCAAGCCTCTGCAACGCTCTCACCATATCCGTGTCGCGGATCGCACCGGACTGCCAGGCATTGACGATTGCCGTTACCATGCCGGATTCAGCGACTTTGGCAATAAACTCCTGATTAATGCTGTAACGGTATTCCTCGCCTTTAATGCCGAGATACCTGGCGCACCAGCCAAGCGCCAGCGTGTAGGCCTCCGAGACGTTGGAAACGCAAATGCCCAGCACCGATGTGGATGCGGTTTGTTCTCCGCTCGATTGCGTGGCGGTTTTAACCGCGCCGTTCTGCTCGATAAGCCTGGCGCCAAGCTGAACAGAATAATCACGCTTACTGTCCATCGCCTCTTTAGCCAGGGTGTTTGGTTGCGCCTGAGCATAGGTAAAACTCCCCTCCTTCGGCAGCAGGAATGGAGAACGAGAACCGACACGAATTCCCTTATCCTGCAGCCAGTCACGCCAGGCGGTATCAAGCCCGGAAATCACCGGCTGAACCTGACCGCAGAAAAATACGCTGTCTTCGTAATCCGCCGAATTTCGATAATGACCAAGGTTAATTTCAACGAGGGCGGCTAATGGCGACTCGTCGATGCTGGGATCGTTATTTTGTGCACCAACGAAGGTAAAGGGGATCTCATCCCAAAAATCCTCACCTTTAGGCTTCGGGTGATACTCAGAATCGACGGAAAAAGACACTGCATCGGCCGACTTTCGCCACACCCTGCAGATAAACTTGCCGTCCTCCAGGGCAAGTTCCCGATACTGGATTTCATCCTTGTACGCAAAACCATCTTCCTTTTCCATGCATTCGCGTAAAACCACCAGCACCAGTTGATCGCGTCCATTGATGCGTTTGGTGCGCCAGTTAATGATGTTCTCCGCCTGATAGCGAAGGATAATCGCCTCATCAGTCCCAGCCGCATAATCCGTATACAGCCCCTCGCGCGCGGCTTCCAGAATATTTTCTGTAACCTGCTGGGACTGCTGATAGATACTGGCACCAGCACCATCGGCGTTATCACGAAGATAATTCAGCTTATCCGGCGCGGTCATGGTAGGGTCTTTTCGGAATGCCAGCCCCAGCAAACCCACTTTTGTATTGCCCGTTATCGCGTAGAAAACGGCGCGCTGAATGTAATCGGCATTGCGCTTTTTATTGCGTGCAGACTTATCGGACGGATCCAGAAAAGGGAGGTATTCGTTTCCTGCAGCCTTTACAGCATCAGCCCCTTTGCACACGTCACGAATTTTTTTCCACACGGGCATCGCCGCCCTGACCTCAGGGCGGACGTAAGTAATATCATTATTGGCCATATCAGAATGTCGTATCGAGGGTGATATCGAACGCTGTAGCGTTGACAGGGAACAGATACACGATTGGATAACCACCGCCATCATTGCCGTGGTCAAAGCCGCCTTTCTTATCTGGCTCGCCTTTATCGTTATAGACCTGTCGCTCTAGGCACTGAGTGAATTTCGGGCAAGTTACCGTGTTAACCATCATCCTGCGCTCGCCGTAGGTATTGCACAGCATTGAGTTGACAGCGTTTATTCGGTCCCTTACTGCCGGGTTGCTGTCATTAACCAGCACAGAGAATCCAGCATCATAGAGCAGAGAAATATCCGACTCGCTGGCGTTACTGGACTTCCTGTTTTTACCTGAAGCATCGGGATAGATATTGATTGTGTGCTTCCCTTCCTCGTACCGCATCTTAATCGCTTCAATCATTGCCGGAGTATCAAATACATCCATGAACTCATCTACCGCCCGGGGAAGCCCATCACGCAGAACATAAACCACTGCCGCCATTTTCCCCACGTTAAAGTCCATACCGATATGCAGCGCTTCACCTGGTTTAACGGTTTCATCAGTATGATTTTTACGGCGATCAAAGCAGTAATAGACAACGCCCTGATAGTTTTCGAACGAAGCTTCATATTCCTGCCTGAACGTTCTGGGATCCATTCGCCGGCGAGCAGCTTCCAGTTCTTCTGGCGGAACATTTCCACCATCCACCGACGTATAAAGCCAGCTTTTATGGTCAGGCTCTCGGTTGTCCTGTCCGGCAAGCCATGAATCATAGCAATGGTTAAATCCCTTGGGTGTGCCAATCCGGAGAGCATGCCCACCTATAAACTGCACACCATTTACGATATACCGACAAGTCGACAGCATCGGGCGCAATACTTCCTCCCATGCTGCATACGGGCAATCCGCCCATTCATCCACCAGCACGAAAAACAAGCCAGACCCACGCAAGTCATCGTAGTTATTCAACCCGACGCATCGCATTATGTGTCCGCTTTTAAGAGTGATGGATAATTCTGTCTCGTTCGGCTTCGATGCCCGCCAGTGTGGAGGTATGGATTGTTTCAGCCTTCGCCAGAAAACACGCTTTGCCTGTTTTTGTGTGGGTGCGCAATACCAGATTTCATCCTCTACACTGACTTTCCATTTCTGCGCCAGTCTGGCAGCCCTGCGCATTTCCGCTTTGCCCAGGAATGTTTTACCAAACCGGCGACCGCATACAGCATCCCTGAAACGCGCTGAGCGCTGCCATCCCCAGACGTAAATATTTGCCTGCTTCGGTGTCAGGCTGACAGCGTCGCTGCTAGAGGATTGGATCATCTGGAGGTTCCTCATCGGGAGTTATTGGCTGAAGTTGATAATCCTCTTCAAATCCCGTCGGGTTTTTATCCAGGGCTATCTCCAGTCGAAGCTGGTCGATCTCCAACTGCCGGCGCTCGATTTCAATCTGCTGTAGACGCTGGGCGAATTCACTATCAGCCAAGCCGAGACGCTTCATCACCGCCTCGAACATGCGCTCACGGCTGATGGCGGTTATCTCAATGCCATTCTTACCAAGCTTCACACCGGAATAGGCAAGCGCAGCATCTGATGGCAACTTCGTGGTATCGGCAAAGAAGGGTTGCCCGATACCGTCACCATTACAACGAGGGCAATGAGGGTTGGGCTCGCGCTTGTGGTTGTAGCCGTAACCACCATCATCGACGGGCTCGCGACGTTTACGCTCAAGCGCTTCGAGTCGCTTCTCTTCGTACTCAACCGCATCGCGCCATTGATACTGGTGACCGAAGCCCCAGCAGTAACGGCAGCTCCCGCGGCGATACTGAGAAAGTTGGTTGGCGTCGAATGTTGCCAGCCGCCACATCTGCTCAAGCACTTCATCTGCGCTGCCAAGCGTGCGCACAATGGATGCTTTCTGCTGCTGCGCAATGGCCTGCGCAATACTAACTTTTGCTAACAGCCTTGCACCCTGCTCATTCGCTGTCTTCTTGCTGTACCCAGCACGGATAGCAGCCTGCGTGGCGTTGTTGTCCTTCAGGTATTCCGCGACAAATAAACGCTGTTGATCGGTGAGGCCATCATCATCCACCAGCTCTTCTGCGCACTTTTCCTTTTGCGCAGTGCGCAATTTCTTCTGCGCAGGTTTTTGCGCAGTTTGCGCAGTGGGTTTCTTGATGTATCGGCGGGCAGTAGCGTAATTCAGTCCCTGCGCTTCACACCAATCCTTCGGTGATACGCCGGTTGCGGCATGATCGGACAGGAACCGTTGCTGAAGCTCGCCCCAGTCCGGTTTTGCCATAAGTTCCTCTGGTGTTTATGAGTTAGAGGGTAGATATTAGTGACTTAAATCGATGAGGTGCTCGCGACAGAACATTGCTTGTTCGTCGGCGAATGCCATATTTTCACTTTGGAGAATTTATGGATAAAAATACGGGATTTACTTCGCTAATTGATACATTAAAGCAAAACAAAGACGTCATAGCAGATGCTTGTGATGCAGGCCTTGAAGCTGCCGAATCAATACCTTTCGTAGGCTGGGCGTTAAAAATATGGAATGTAAAAAATACATACCAAGAAAGAAAGTTGTACAGAAATACGAAAGCGTTTTGGGAAGCCTCGGTTATAAAAGATCCTGAGGCGTTACGCACCAAATTTGCCACTCAAGAAGCCGCTGAAGAGTTTACAGACACCTTAGTTCAGGTGCTAATTGACTCAGAGAAGCCTTACAAAGCAACCATGGTATCCAATGTAACGAATGCTTTGGCGTTGGGCAGACTAACTCACAAAGAAGCTAACGATATGATTTTAATCATACTAAATGCTTCAGTCCCAGCATTAAAGTACTTGCCTAAATTCCATCAGAGGCTGCATGGTGGGAGATACATTGCAACAGCCGCACTGGAGGAAATCGATGAAGACGGGGCGCATAGCATGCTGAACTCCATGGGGCTAATCTATCGATTGGCTGATCAAACTGCCTTATCTAAGGTGGGAAGAGACATTGCCCAAATCGCATATCACGGTCTTTGAGACTGTGATTAAAATTTACCTGCTCGCCATTACGCGACTCGGGCCAGCATTAATACTGCTGCATTGCATACCGGCCGCGGTCTATCCGCTTATTGCTGCATGGTCTTATCTTCGTATGGGGATATTGTTGGTTTTATACCTTGCTGGGAGTAATGTTCGGGCAATTGGCCTGCACTGCTTTGTTGTGCGCCAGAATGTCGCGCTTGGTCTGCTTATCCAACACGTCGATATCGTGGTCAGTCAGGTAGATGATCCGCACCCAGCTGCACGCGGTATCAACCACCACCGGGGCGGGTAAATCTTTCGCGCAGCTCGCGATCAACATCGTCATCGCCCATACGCTTAACGTCTTCCTGTACATCGCTGGCCCCTTTCGTGACTTCAGCACGGCGTTCTGCCGCGGCGACAGTAGCAGCGGCGTTCTCTTCGGTACGTTGCTGATCAGCTTTGGCTTCCGCCTTACTGGTCCCGCGAGCGTGGCCGATGCCGAACGCGCCAGCGATAGCACCCAGGATGACAACCACCAGCCCCGCGATTGCTTCGATTCCCATGATCACACCACCAGTACCGCTTTTGCTTTCAGGAAGCGGGCGCGCCGGTCATCTATGCCGTTCTGTCCGCCGTTGATAATCTGCGTGACGCGTGCAAGGTCACCGGGATAACGCAAACAGCCGCGTGAGGCATAAAACCAAGCAGCACTGCGCGCCGCATACTCATCCTGGGCCAGCAATTCAGGCTGTTTAACCAGATCAATCTTCAGAGCATTCCCGCAGTCGCGGTAATTGTTCAGGCCGGTGATCTGGATGAGCCCACGCCCTCGGTAAAACCAGCCGTCTGTTGCCCCGTTATTACCCATGCGTTTGCTGTACACCAGGTTGGCGATCGCTCTTTGCCTCTCCAGTGGCAAAGAGGGCTCACCCTGACGGCGGCCGAGCGAATTAGCCTGACCCTGCGTCAGCCGCCCGGCGCGGACAAAACTATTCAACCCGGCCACGCTATAATTGAAGCTCTCAACAAGCTGGGTAAATCCCGTGCTTTCATGCCCTACCTGGGCAATGAACATCGCCTGATCGATAGCTGCTGTTATGCCAAACTCTTTCATCGCGGCTGTAATATGCGGAAACCAGCGCGCAGCTAACCCGGCGCTGATGCCAGCCGCCTTCTGGAATTGTGATTGATTCATTAGTGCCTCAGTGTATCGACCAGACGCGCCACGTTACCCCGTGCCCACAGCACGGCGGCGCATATCATTACGTTTGCCATTACCACCAGCCAGTGGGACTGTACGTAAAGACCGAAGATAAATTGGAAAGGAATGCTCGCGTAAATCAATACCAGCAAGTAAGCAAGAATGGAGATACCAGGGCGATGCCTGGCACCGCGACGTTGATAAAACATCAATGCGCAGACAATAACGGCACATATCACCGCATTGACCAGCGCTGCAGGGTCATTTATTACCACTCGAACCTCCTCCCCTTAATCGGGAAAGTAATCCGAACAGGCTGCTCAAGTCCTGGCTGTTAATGAAAGTCAGGACCTTGATGGTTACAGCAGATGCCACCACCGCACCGAGCGCATCAAGCGGACGATCCGTATAGCCTGTCCATGCAGTAAATTTTGAGCCTAATAACCCTGCAGCCAGAACACCGACAATAAACGACGTCATGAAGTAAGCTATTTGCCTTCCACGTGTCAGGTTTGCGGTCGTAGCCACGTAAAACACTGCGCCGCCAAAAGCCCCAAATACCACGCCAAAATCGGTATGGGTGATAACGCCATATATGACGGAACCAATTAAACCGCCACCAAAAATCAGGCCGGTACCAGTTAAAGGATCTGACATTAAGCCCCCTCTTATTGCTGTGAGTCCTCTCAGAATTGAGGGGAAAAAGAAAAGGCCACGCATTAGCGCAGCCCTTAAATGTTTTTGCTTAGTTGAAGTGCCTTAATCAGACGAAAAAAAGCCCGCTCAGAGGAACGGGCAGAAATGTAGGCAATATGATTCTGTACCGGATCGAGACGCACCTAATAGTCCGAGCTACCGATTTACCAGGAGAGCGCTCGTTTTCCGCTACTACCTTTTAAACATAGCTGGAGAAGCCGAAACGGCAACCCCACTACCAAATAGCTTAGTAGCATTGCGTGGTGCCGGGTGCCTCCCGGTGAGCATGCCCCAGTCGGCATGGCCCGCGCTGCATTTACAGGTTCTGTAACTGACTGGTCGCCCCTCCGCATAGGGGGATTCACCACACCAGAAATTTAACATTCAGTCTTTCAGGTTTCAATACTCTGCTTGTCTGAGGTATCGGCTCACCATAACCGCCCAGCCTGATGTTATCAGCGTGTAGCGGCTTGTTTTTCTCTTTGATAAAATTGATTCGCAAATGATTAAAACATCAACTGGTGCATAATATGAGTAAGTACTCAGACCTTTTACAGGTAATCAAGTCACGGGTTTGCCAAAATAACAACTTCCCCCAAACATTACTGGCAGACTCACACAGTTACAGAACCAGGCAGGTTTGGTACCGAATAGGACAAATATTCACTCTTGAATGTATTCTCGATGAGTACAGGAAACATTTTTCATCGGATTATTATTATCTTGATAACGATAAGGCTCTTCATCACCTTATCTTCGAAATGACCAAGTGGAAACCTGAAGAGATTAGAAGACTCTCGCTAAACGACTGTCTCTTTATCATTGCCAGTCAACTAAAGCCCAGTTATATGTCAGAAGATGCTGCCGCTGTCCTGACGTCACTCAATCTGCCGACTGGCCACTATCCTGTTGAGGATTTTCCACAAGAGGACTGGGATCCCAGGGAAAACTCAGCATTCCTTCAAAGCTACCAGTAGCGACTCGCCCAATCTCCGCAGAGATCTGACTCAGCCGCTCCTCAAGAGCGGCTTTTTCTGCTATCAGACGGTTGAAGTGGGCAAGATAGATTTTCTGTTGCCCAAGCCAGTCTTCAAGCTGTTGAGTGGTCATGCCCGGGTTAAAAAAATATGGCTGCTGCATCGCTTCCCCCAGAAAAGCAAAACCCCGCCGGTTGGCAGGGTTCAGAATCAGTTTCATTTGGATGTACGTATCCATGATTAGAAGAATACAGGACAATTTTATGCAAAGTCAACTCTATCGTGCAAAAATTTGCCGCCATCTGTTTCGATCACATCAATAAATGGTCGCCTTCTCAAATTCAGCCGCTGCCTGTCTCTCTCCTTTGTGAAGCATATCCACCAGCCCTTCATAGAACGGTTTCCAGTTGCGTGACCACGAAGACTGATGGAGATCCGGGAGACGCTTCAGAATGGCGCGGTGTACCGTCGCAGAGGGTACAACAGAGAAGCCATTACCAGAGCAGCGTTCACATGTTTTGAAAACCGGTGCGCCAAGTTCTTTGGTCGCTTTGCGATCTAAGACCTCCCCTTTACCACTACACCTGCATCGCGCATGGATCACTTTCTTTCCTCCGCAGACTCCACAGACCCTTTTCACCAGTTCATTTCTAATCTTTGGGGCCTTCACTTCGACACCGTCAGCATCGAAAATACCGGGGTGCTTAATTACATCTTCATGGCGGGAAATAAAGCCGGTACCGCTGCAGCTTTGACACGTTGCTCTGGTGGCCGCCGAACGTGAGTATTCCGCAAAGGCAAATTGCGCCAGCGTCAACATGCAGGCGCCGAGCTTGTCACCAGCGGCTTTGCGGACATTTTTAGGAGCGTTTTTGATGGCAAACTGCGCCAGCGCCTGAATTGCAAGCTGTTCGTCCGTTTTGCTGATACCAGCCTTTCCGAGGAAAGCGGCAAGGCCGAAGCGCGCACGACTGCTGGTGGTACCGATGGCCGCCATAACATCTGTTCCGGTCAGTCGATTCGGCGATGTGCTTTTCACGTCGTCGCTGATATGCATCCCCTGCGGGCTGAAATGCTTTAACGATGCTTCCAGTTTCATGCGGCCACTTCTCCGATATCAGAAATTAAAATTTGTCCGGATTCACCCCAGACTTTTGTTACACGAAAGTCCCAGATATGTGCGTCATCCGTAAACAGAGCATCCATCAGCGCTTTGATCATGTTATCGGCGTCTGGTTTCTGCTGGTGTGCCTGTCCGTTCATCGTTACTCGCTTCTTCTGGCTCCAGCTCTTTGGCATGGGAACCACGAAGGTTATGTGTCCGCCCTGCTCCGGCATAGCAACGTTCTTCAGACGGACCTCATCGCAGAATGCCCGGTAGCGCATTACCGCCGGACGCTGCTTCCACTTATCAGCTCTGGTCATCCTGGGTTTGCCGATGGGCGTGATATCGTAGATTTTCATGATTTAATGAGTCCCTCTTTCCGCCAGATTTCCAGGGTGCGCATTACCCCCTCCGCGTGCATCAGGCGCAATTCGTCGTAGGTGAAATCGGTGGTTTTAGTTCTGCCGTCGATTACGTCATGGCACCCGTTGCAGGCGATCGCCGCCTGAGTATCGTCAGGCTTGCATCCTGTGCCGCACGTACCCGCCAGGCGGTAATGCGCCAACACACTGGTTTCCGGGTTGCCGTTGCAGTAACCAGGGATCCGCACTGTGCATTCGCGGCCTCGAGCCGCTTTGCGAAGGTTCGCCATACTCACCCCCACATCCTGTTGCGCCAGCGAGAGTCTGGGCGCGGCGGATTTTTGTCCTCCACCAGCTGCGCGCTGACGGTCCATGTCATAAAGTCAGGGTTTAAGCTTCGTTCAACCTTTACGCCCCGCTGACGATATCTCGCTACCAATTCTTCGGCCTGCTGCGTTGTGCATTCGAGATGGTGAAACCATGAGCGTTTCATCGGCCTCCCCCCGCGAAGCTTAAAAGCTGGTTGGCGGCGTTCTCAGCTTCCTGCAGGCTGTTGAATGAACGAGAGAGGATCCACCGCCAGAGAACATCCAGCGATGCTTTGTACAGTTCCTGGAACTCGCATTCGTCCATGCTTGCGAAAGAAATGCTGCGAGGGTTTTTTTTCAGCGTGCCGTCCGGCAGCTGTATGGCGTCATAGTGGCCGGCTTCAACGATGACCCACGCCCGGTAAGCATCGAAGGATTTGCAAATACTGATATAGCCGGATCGCTTCTCAGCTATCCGGTCGAGATATTGCCCGGCGGCATCAAGCAACGCCGATTCACTCCCGCCATATGCAGCAAGGTATTTGGCGTAACCTGTGATAAGCCTGCGCTCGTTAGACGAAATCGCCCCGCCGGTAGGTTCCCAATATTCAAAGCCGAGATTGAGTAAAGCAAAGTAACGGCGGTGAAACGCCGGATTGCGGACAAGCTTATAATCGGCTTCCAGAACGGATCCGAGCTTGCATTTTGATTGCAGAAAATCACTGGTCTCCGGCGTCGCGGGGATCAGGATACCTTGAGATTGTTTTATTAAGTGCAATTGCGCCATGGCTTCTCTCCGTGGCGCAGTAGGTAACGGTTGTTCAGGCCGTTGATTTCATATTATCAGAAGGTGGGAGAACTCGGTAGCCAAGTCGTTCCGCAAATTTCATAAATCCGTTTAGAGTAAAAACTTCTTCTTCGGGCAATAAAGGTCGCATTGAAATTATGCCATTAACCCTGTAAATCAGATGCCTTCCTTCGGCCGGGAAGCTACAAATAATGGTGCCATCCGATCTCCTGACGACATCGTACCAGGAATGATTAGTAGGAACCTCAATACCATCACTCACACTACCCCCTGAGCGACATACAGACGCAAATAAAAAGTCCGGTGACAGCACGCTCATTGCGAAGCTTTGGGAAATGCCAGCCACCAAAAGGTGAATCAGTAAAACCAGTCGTCCGCGCTTTCCCACGTCTCTTGCAGGATTTGTTCAACGCGTTTTTTATCGCCATCAGCGCCACCCAAAACGCTAAGGCCATCGTTGCTTGTGCGTCGAATGGTTAATTTGCAATCATCATAAGACTGGGACAAGCGGCGCAGCAATTCTTGCTCAAGCGCAGGTATGGCGCCATCAGGGAGTTTTTTATGTTTATCAATTGTGACTTCAACTTTCATGGTTAGCACCTCACATGGATACTGTATAAACAAACAGTATACCGGTTGTGTGAAATGTTCAACCCCTCTGCCGCACTTTTTGCCAACACCATGCTTATGTTTAGATTGATGTTTTTCCATAATAAAAAACCCGACGAAGCGGGTTTTATCATACTGCAATGTCTTTTTTCAGGCACATATCCGGTATATTAGCCCTCACCGGCGCCTCAGCATACTTCGGAGTTACCTAAACGGTAGGGATTTGACGACAAACGCCCTTTTCAAGGTCTTACCAGACTAAATTTTATTGTATCCCGATATATCCCTGGATGGCCTGGCACAAACTTACACTTTTTAATAGCAACCTCAGTTTCCCTGAAGAAAACCTCATCGCCCTTAATGTCTACTGAGTACACTTCGCCTTTATCATTAACCCATGCTGCATAATCGACACGCCCTTCAGTTCGCATTGCCTGAGCCTTGACTGGCATCACTGGCGTGGGACAACTTATACGCGAAGGTGCTATTTCTTGTTTATTATCAAGAGCAAACACCACGGTTGATATAAGGGAAGCACAAACCAGAAGTGATGTTTTTTTCATAAACGATACCAACTGTTGTTTTCCATACGTCCAGAGCTCACTAATACGCATTTTGCATGCAACGCCGGAGAACGCAAGGTCAACGTTAACCTTGTTCTGCTCGTCTTTCGGTTTGGCTGCAATGCTCCACTTCGACATACCCCCCCTCGGTTGATGGAGGGGGTTATAATTTATTTTTGTTCGTAAGGGTCGCCTTTCATAAGCAAACTTTCGGGTATGGGTTGAGGTTTTAACCTGTCAATAAGAGCATTAATCTGTACTGAATCTGTTGATGCCCCGATGGCAACTGCATATGTTTTCCCATCAAACTTATGTTGAATAACGTCAAACACTAGGACTGGTCTAACTATAACTGGCTCATTGGCAGACTCAACCGTTAACTCAGTAACCCTTAATTTATCTCTTGGATAATCATACCGTTTAATTTGCCCTGTTAGACCTTTTCCTATAAGCAAAAAATCGACTTCCATAAATCCTCCGCATAGTAGGCAGCTGCCCATTTATGCTGACCACATTAGCATTTGGTCTGAATAAAAACATGCGACAGACAATGATTTATCGGCTATTACGTCAAATCTGATGCCTCCTGCGTGGCGGTTGCGAGCATGGCGGCGCGGCAGGTTTTCTCCACCCACTCCAGATACTTCTCTTTCACCCCTTCATCCAGTCCGCCGCAATCGACGAGATTAACAACCAGTTCGCGAGCCAGTTTTTTGAAATCCGGTATTACCGGCGCTGGCTGCGCGTGGCGATAGAGCGTGAGGAACTCTGCATTTTCCCCGGCATTCTCTTTGAGGAATGAGAACTCGTTTTCGGTAAGCTCTTGCCAGCCTGTGGTTAAGCCGTTGTAGGGATTGCGCTCCCGGTACAATATCACCGGCTCGCTGGCCTTTTCGGCCAGCGCCATACGGGCCAGTTCTTTGCTTTCGCCATGCTTCAGGAATCCATCTTCAGCGATTTCCTGCAGGCGCTCTCTGGTTAATTTGCTGGTCATTAGTTAAGCCCTCACCCAGCCTTTGGATGTACTGCGAATTTTTCCCGATTTACGTAACGCCTGAAGCCGGCGATCGAGAATACGGAAAGGTTCTGGCTTATTCTCATCCTTTGCGATGCGGCTGCATTCTTCTGCTACATCCATGACGTACAGGCTGGAAAATGGCATAGGATGCGCATCAATTTTGCTCATTATTTTTGAGTCGAGTAATTCATATTTGGTCATTGGTTGGCTCCTTCTAACGCCGCTGCTATCTCTTCGAAAAAGCCATCTCGGGTATGGCTGGTCATTGCTGGTAAAAATACGGACATCAGCCTGTTTGTGTTGCAGTTCTCATCGTCTGCGAACAGAGCGATTTTTTTATCCAAGCGCACTTTCGCTTCCTGCAACTGCTCGTTTTTCTTGTTAGTGCGCTGGATATAGTCGGCAATGATTTCTATAGCCTTGTTTGTGTATTTTTCGACGTGTTCAGTCATGTGAACCACCTATCGCCTCAATCGTTTCCAACAACAACCGGCGGCGCGTATTTTCTGCAAAGTGACGGCGCCCGGTTTCTTTGTGGTAAAACTCGTTTTTGCCGACGACCCACATCCGCTCTTTCTGGTGCAGTTTTTTTACCTTCGGACCGTCTTTGGTGATCACGGTGCCGGTATGGGTTTTTACGATTGTCATACAGCCTCCCCAAGCACCCAGCGCAGAGCCGCTGCGTATTCACCGCTGGCACCTTCGAGGGCTTTTGTGATTTCTTTGCGTGATTTGAGACGCGGCTTTGCTTCACCGAGAATCTGGCGTTGTCGACGAGCTTTTTCGTGGCCATTAGTACCAGCTGTTGCCCGCTCGATTTCAGCGACTTTCTCCCGCTGTTCTTCGGGTTTAAGCGATGCCAGCTGACGCGCCTGGGTAACGGTAACTGTGCCAGCCTCTACCGCTTCCCTGACGGCCTGAGTGGCATCGAGAAGGTAAAGCGTTGCACGAACGGTCTGAACGCTGCAGCCAAACAACACTGCAATGTCGTCCTCATCGAGCCCGCGGTCGAGCTGGTCTGACATTTTTTTAGCCCGGCCAAGCGGTGTATCAGGTCGACGAATTTCGTTTTCGCTGACCATATATTTAGCCATCTGATTTGCTGATCCGCGCTTAACTACTCCAGGTACAAGCAGTGGGTCTTTGCCTTCTTTCAGACGGAGTTTATTTGCCTCCAGGGTATGTTTAACGCGCTGACGGCCAACAACTACGCAGGTGAGCCCCGTTTCAGGGTCTTTCCAGACGATGATCGGCTCAAGTACACCCAGCTCCGCAATGTTCAGTACCATCCCTTCCTCAATAGGCAGGTGTACCCGCTCATCATAAAGTGGGTGGGTCTTATCGGTGACCAGGTGCAGGTTTTCAGGCTCGAAATTGAGCACGTTTGTTTTGCCGCTGGCACCGTATACATCGATTGAATTCTTAGCCATGAATAGCCTCCTGAACATCTAAAACTCGCTGAAAAACAGGACTGCCAAGCAGGCTGTAATTCATCCCAACAGCAACTTTCGGCACCAGGCCAAAACGCTTCATGTCAAAGTCGATGACGGCCCGCTGATCGCGGAAAAGCCCCAAACGACCATGCCGGACAACCTCGCCAGTCGCTTCTGCTTCGGCAAAATACCGCTGGACAGTAGCGCGGCTCAGCCCCAGTTTTTTCATTGCCTCGGCGGTCGTGAGTCGCCCCTGATGTCTGGTGATACGAATCACTGCGCGGACATACTCCCGGCGCTCAACAGCAGAAAATGCTCTAGCCATGTTTTCCTCACTTAACGACGCGCAGATGGCGGACGTTTTTGCGATAACTATCCCAGTCGAAGTTCACCCACATGCCGCCGTCCATCTGGAGACGGTCGAGAATGCGCGCGCCGAGGGTGTCCGTCAGAGATTCGTAGTTCAGGTTCGTCAGGATGCCGACCGGACGCATCGACGACAGGCGGCGATCGATAACCTGGTTCAGAATGACCTTTTCGCCGCTGCTGCCGCGCTGAATGCCTACTTCGTCCAGGATGAGCAGATCTACCCGGCAAAGGTCGTCCAGAAGCGAAGCCTCTGACTGCCCGTCGTCGTAGCACTCGCGAACACGTAGCATCAGGTCAGGAATAGTCACCACCAGCACAGAGCGACCACCAGCCAGCAGGTGATTTCCGATTGCGGCCGCCAGATGGTTTTTCCCGGTTCCCGGCGCTCCGCTGAATACGAAACTGGCGAACCCTGAACCGAAGTTCTGTGCGTAACTTTTCGCCATCGTGAGCGCCCGGCGCTGACCATCTCCTGCCACCTGGTAATTTGCGAACGTGCAGCTCCGATGCAGATCTTGAATTCCCGCTCGTCCGAATATTTTTTCAGCACGGGTACGCTGGTTTTGTTTTTCCAGTTCTTCGCAGCGTTTGCGCCCTTCCTCGGCCTGCCAGGTTCTCCACTCCTCTACACTGCCAAACTTAGGCTCTACACCCGGAGGGATGAGTTTTTTCAGCCGCTCCAGCGCACTACCAGTACCAATCATATTTTTCATCACTACCCCCTGAACCCACTCGGAATTAATTTATCTGGCTGGGATATTGAGTTCGGATCCCGTTTACCGGTTGGTACTTCGAAGCTCCACAACTCCTCGTAGTGCTTTGAGGGACCGAAAAACGTGGACGCTTGTTTCACGTACTCAGTGTTGAGTTTTCCGGCAGCAGTGACGTAATCCGCATATCGTCGAACACCATCGGTAAGCTCCTGCGCTGTTGCGCCTGATTTAATTCGGGCAGTCCAGGCTTTGAACGCATCGACCTTGCTATTGCCTCCTGCGCGCTTTGGGTATTCCCTCCAGGCCAGTTCAAATTCCTCCGGGTAACTGCTTTTCGGCTTTTCAGATGGAGCTTCATCGGAGGATCCACCATCTGGGGGGGTGGCGGAGCCATGCCCCGAAAGATCTTTATCTTGTTCTTGTTCCTGATCCTGTTCCTGTTCCTGATCTTGGCTTCGAAGCCCCTTCGAAGCCCCTTCTGGCGTTGGGCACGATTCGCGTTTGACATTCAGATGAAAATCATCCTTATAACGCTCGTAAAATAATGAAAGAAAAGGGTTTTCTGTAAGTGATGCATACTCACTCCTGACCCCCGCACAACGGTTATCACCTGGCTTTAATGCCTTGCCTACCTGGTAGGCGGCCATTTCATGCACCCAGACCATCTCTGTGTCCTCGTCATAGCTACAAAACCCCGCTTCGATGGTGCTTTTAAGCCCCTTCGAAGCCCCTTCTAAGCCCAGCCCTGTTTCATGGGCGATATAGAGAATTGGCAGGTAATACAAACCGAGCATGTTTGCGTGTGGCGAGGTCATGAGATAAAACGAGACCACCTGCGCTTCAGCGCCTTTTTTCCGCAGTTCCCGACCTGTTTTCCCCAGCCAGAATTGCGGTGCGACTGTTGCATAGTCACGCATAGATACCCCTGAACTTATGACGTTGGTTTATCGGTCTTTTCTGCGTGTTGAAAGAAAATATCAACCCACTGAAAGACACATTTTTGACAGATGGATACGCCGGGGCCGGCAATGAGAACGCCTGCAACCTCAATATTGCTCGCTCCGCAAAAGTAGCATTTATGGGTCGTTTGGGCGTTTACCTCAGTCTTTGTTCCTGACATACTTACCTCGCAATTACCTCTTCGTTTTTGCACCTGAAAGCCGTTGGTGTTACAGCACCGCGGCTTTCGCCTTTTTGATACCCGACATTACAAAACCCCCAGCATTGAAGTGACGATGGCCATCAGTGGCGCCGTTAGTTCTGGGTCAACCCGGAACATCTCGACAATTCCCTCGCTCAGTTCTTTCAGCTTTTGATGACGTGGAGCTCCCATGGCAACGGCAACCTTCGCTTCGCTGGTCTCTTTCTCCAGCCGTGCCAGTCGGGACATGAAATTGTCTTCAGGCAACAGGCGGTGGCGAAATTCCAACGGGAGGACGGCCATGATGGCTGGCGTCAGAAGACGCACATTCGCGCGATACTTTTCAGAATCGACCTCGTTATCCAGGTAACGGAAAAGCTTCTGGCGGGCGCGGCTGATGTCCGCGGGAAATTCAATTTCTTCCCCGCCCTGCTGGCGCCACTCATCGATGATGTATGCCGAAACAACATCCTGACCTTCAGCAGCGGCCCAGGCGCGAACGGCAGAACGAATGCCGTCGTGATCTGCCACTTTCGCCTGATTTCGCTTTATCAGAGCGCCGGGGTTGAATCCGGTATTTTGTTGAAAGGAAAGTGTTTGCATGGTCATCCCGCCAGATTTTGTGAAGACAAACCGTCGTTTGGATTTGGGTAAAGGTCTGGGCGAAGTTCATGCGGAGTAACGCCGGTTACCCGGAAGATTTGGAAAACCCGAGACTGAGGAACGGCTCCCCCATGGCGATGCTTCCAATGGCTAATAGTCATAGATGAGACGTCCAGTTTTTCTGCTAGCTTCGTTGCGTCACCAGCGATCTGTATGGCTTTTTCTAATGCGTTCATAAACCACTCCGTTAAAGTTACAGAGAGAATTAAACATTATGTTTATTTTGATGTCATCTTTATGAATGTTGAGATGGTAAACATTTAGTTTAAAATCGTGATATATGAGAAAAAATACGCACCAGTCCGACAACCCACAGGTCCAAAGGCTCAATGAAATAATTGAGATGAAGCGCATATCCAAAGCGGATATAGCGAGAATTTGTGGTGTAAGTTCGCAATCGGTTAACAACTGGTTTGTGCGGGGAGCGATCGGAAAGAGCTCTGCCATAAAGCTCGCTGATGCTCTTGGCGTAAGCCTTGAGTGGGTTTTAGGTCAGGACGTCGATGCAAATGATGGTTTACGCCCGGACGAGAAGCGGTTGCTGGAACTCTATAACCAACTCCCCAACGAAGAAGAGCAACAGAACATGCTGCGGATCGTATCTCTGCGGCTCAAAGAGCTCGATGAGTTGTATGCCAAGTACATGGGGCGGCGGATTAAGGGTGATGGCGAGTGACAGTTAAGGGCGGTCTTATGAGAATTGGTATAGCATTTCCGGCGAGCGTGTTCATCATTGCAGTCGCTTTTCTGGCGTGGTTCATTCTGGGTGGCTATGCGACTCCAGGTACATAAGGCAGATCCAACATGAGTGCAGATTTTAAAGAAACTTGCAGAATGGCTAGACAGCCAGTCCTCTGATGCTCCGCCTAAATAAGATTTAAACAATGCAGAGGAAGCATGTCTGACTTAGTTATCCCCATACTTATTACTTTGCTGATTATCGGGTTGGTTGGGATAGTCCTCAGGCTGGACAAAATTTTCTTCAAGCGAAGGAGTGGGCGGGATGACTTTGAGTAAGCCAGACCGGTAGTTCGATGTTTTTTGGTAATGCCGCAGACGTACAGGAAGCATGGATAGGCTGTTTAGGTTGGCGAAATTCATAATAATTATATGAGGGATGGTTATGGATGGTGGCACTTTACAGGATATAAAGATATCTCTTAGATATGACGGAAAGGATGCTTTAAATCATGAGATAGATCTGAATTGCCTTGGAGAATCTCTTAAGGGGTTCTCTAAAGTCCTATCTACAGCGGCGTCATTCTCTGCCACACAAAAGTATAGCAAATATATTAATTATCAAGAAGTTAAGGTGTATGCTCGTGAGGCAAAAGCTAACTGTTTTACCCTTGATGCTGCCCTAAACTTCGTCACTCAGAATCAGTTGTTCTCTGGGATCGCCGCAACTATACTGGGTGCAATTCTACAATATATTTTTGCGAGAAATTCCAACAAGAAAGATGAAATGAAAGCTTTACAGCAGTCTCTTGAAAAAGCCATAGAGGCGCTAGGGAACAAGGACGCAGGAACCATCGACAAGTTGATCGCTGTGATTGACCGAATGGCTGTAGAGTTACGCCCATCTGTAAGGCAGGCTGTATCACCATGAAGTGGTCAACAAAAACTGGCCACCGCGTTAGAGTTTTTCCAGTATCGGTTTTCTGATTCGTTTGGCGGTAACCCACCATTATATTCGTGCGGTCTTAGTGCGCTGTAATATCCAACGATATAGTCCGTTATTGCGTGAGCTGCATCGCTGAAGCTTACATAGCCCGTCGCCGGCACCCATTCGTTCTTCAGACTCCTGAAGAAGCGCTCCATTGGGCTGTTATCCCAGCAGTTTCCACGCCGACTCATACTCTGCCTGATCCGGTATCGCCACAGTAACTGCCGGAACTGCCTGCTCGTATAATGGCTGCCTTGATCGCTGTGGAACATCACCCCGACGGGCTTACCACGGGTTTCCCATGCCATTTCCAGTGCTTTCATGGTGAGCCTGCTGTCCGGCGAGAACGACATGGCCCAGCCCACTGGTTTTCTTGCGAACAGGTCGAGAACAACGGCGAGGTACGCCCAGCGCTTACCCGTCCAGATATAGGTCACATCACCGCACCACACCTGATTTGGTTCCGTTACGGCGAACTGTCGCTCAAGATGATTCGGGATAGCAACGTGCTCATGACCGCCACGCTTATACCGGTGAGTCGGCTGCTGGCAACTGACCAGCCCCAGCTCTTTCATGAGTCTGCCAGCAAGCCAGCGCCCCATCTGGTAACCTCTCTGGGTTGCCATTGTGGCGATGCTTCTTGCTCCGGCAGAGCCGTGGCTGATGCCATGCAGTTCAAGTACCTGACTGCGTAATACAGCCCGTCTGCCGTCTGGCTTTTCAGGACGGTTTTTCCAGTATTTGTAGCTGCTGCGATGAACCCCGAACACATGGCAGAGAGTGGCCACAGGATAACGCGCCCTGAGTTTCCCGATTATCGAGAACTGTTCAGGGAGTCTGACATCAAGAGCGCGGTAGCCTTTTTTAATATTTCATTTTCCATTTCAATACGTTGTAGCTTTTTCCTGAGCTCACGGATTTCAATTTGTTCCGGGGTAATGGGGGAGGCTTTTGGTGTTTTGCCCTGCCGTTCATCACGTAATTGTTTCACCCATCGCGTCATTGTGGAAAGGCCGACATCCATAGCGCTGGCTGCATCTGCCACGGTGTAGTTCTGGTCAACGACCAGTTGAGCGGATTCGCGTTTAAACTCTGCGCTGAAATTTCTTTTTTTCATTATGACACCTGTGTTGTTCTGAGGTGAGCATATCACCTCTGTTCAGGTGGCCAAATTCAGTAAACCACTTCACCAATAGGCAATACTTGTGACGAGATCTCCATTGCAACCAACGTTGATGGCTGCCTCCTCAAAGTAAATGAGCATGATAAGGCTGAAATTGACAAGCTTGATGACGATGAGGTAATCGGGCTTCGTGAGTACCGCGCATTTCTAACAGAATTTGACGCACACAACATGACAGCAAAAATAATTTTAGAAGGCGATGACTCCAACAGGAGAATAGCTTCTGAAATAAGCGATCCTTCGGCAAGCAAGAAAAATAACCCATACATCAACGCCCTTGGTTCATACATATCCACTAAAGGCGATCCATCTTCGGTATTCACTATCACCGCAAAGGCTACTGTCAAAAAAGGCCAGATAAACAGGCTATTTATTGTGGATGCAAAATAATTACCCGGCCACCGCGCCGGGTTTTTATTGCCCTACTCTTTCGGCAGCATCAGCACATCAAGCGCCAACTCCACAGCCAGATCCACCTGGTCTTCCTGCCACAACACCTGAATCATCTCTATCAGAGCCTCTCTTGACGGCTCTTGCTTTTCAACCAGTAACTGCATAACCGCTACCCCGATAACCTGCGCTATTTGCGGGTGCATCTCTGCGAAAAACTCATCCTCATACCGCATACCATTAGCCCTCATAGATGTTTTTAAAACCAAAGAATAGACCCATAAACATACTCCCTGCACTAACCCACCTCTGGTTATAAACTTTTTGTTTACGTTTAATTGCTCATAATGTTGACACAACATTAAACATTGTGTTTAATTAACTCCAGCAACACCCCACCAAGGCAGGACGCCCACGAAGTAGCTGCCCGGAGCATACGAATTCCGGGATGAGGTGGAAATATCAATGCGCAGTAGGTAGTAACGTTCCGCTGGCCGGCGACAAGGCAATGAGGGTGAGATGAGTAAGGTAAAGGTGGCGCCTATTGAACTCGAAATAGACGCCACGGAAGTAATCAATCAGGTCGAGGAACTACTGGGGTTACTTGAGCTTCCAGCCCGTTCCCTTGAAGGCATCCCTGAGGATGTCGTCAACCTGCTTTTTGACAACATCCGTCCCTTGCTTAACAACATCGTCCTTAGTGATTTCTCGACCACAGTTGGCACAACTGACGCCAACAAAATTTGTATCAAAGTCGAAACCATCGGGACGCTTGAGCATCTCGCTTCCGCAATCAGGGCAAGCAACTTTCATAGTTGTCAGTTTTGACATTTTTTATTTCCTTGCTGGCTGTGTGAGAACTACCAGCATACCACCGAGCCTGAAGTGGTTAAAAGACAGGCAAACATGAGGAGTTGGAATGAGCAAGCAAGGCATCAGAGCCCTGATCATTTCAGCAGTTATTGGGCTCTTCATCTGGATCGCGCTCTTCAGCGCACTGAGGGGATTGTTTCTATGAATGATTTCGCACGCAAACCCGCTCGTCAGCAGGCTATTCGTTTAAGTCCGCTGTCAGCTTTCATCCGCCGGGTGTGCTACATGCTCGCGCAAAAAGGAGACCCTTCATGAGCACGATGTTTGCCCTGGTTCTCACCGTCAGCATGCTGACGGGCGGTAATCAGGATGTGCTGCTCGGCGTTTACGACACTGAGAATGACTGCAAGGCAGCTGCAGAAGAGCAACACGTGAAAGCTGAATGTTATCCATTGAAAGGCGTACTGGACGAGCATCCGGCCGGGTTCACGGTGCAAATGTAGGGGGAAGAATGCAGAAGAAATGCGGTTACTGCCGTAAAGCGATCGAGGGAAAACCAGTGGTGAGCACCCTGTTGTACCTCCAGGGGAACCAGCTCGCACGGAAAGAAAAAGAGTACTGCTCTGAACGCTGCGCCTCTTACGACCAGATGGCGCACGAGAGCTAACGTAAACCCGCCGAAGCGGGCTGTACGTCCGGTGCCACCGACCAAAGTTACACCGGAAATTACCAAAACCAATGACCACCCTAAATGGGCGCTACCAATGGCCCGTGGGATTCTACATCCAAAATAGAGGCTATCACATGGAATATTTTTATCTGATAAAAGCGACTCAAAAATCGGGTAAAGCTGATGCCGTAATCTGGCGCACTAATAAATCAGAAGCCCGCGCCCTTCTGCAGCTGGACGTCGATCTGGAAGACGCTGGGATCGAAACAGGCCGCGGCAAAGACTATCAAAAACCAATTCGCACCGATTTCCCGGTATTCAATGACCTGCCGGCGGAAGGTGTTCTCGATTACTCATGGTGCGAACGCTACCAGCTCGGCGACGATGGTCGCACCTGGGCTCTGAAGCCAGGTCAGGTGCCTGCGGATCATCACATCGATGATGCAGGAGTAACCTCTGAGACCGTGGAAACTTTCGGTAGTGATGAATACCAGGACGATTCCAGCGCGCTTTTTAACGTGGCAGAACTCCCCTTTCGCGCTCAGTTGCTGGCGCAGTACATGGCTGAAGAACGTCACGTTTATCATATCAGCATGCTTCACCGGCAGGAGCTGTCAGTTCTGGAAATGGACACTGATAACGCAGCCGTCCAGGATCTGATTCTGGCCGCCGAGAATATCCCTGAAATCAAAAAATACGATATGCCGACGCTCTGGAAATTCACCAGCGCCAATAAAAAAGTCTTCCCGGAAGGGAAACGGCATGAGCTCGGCAAACGTATTCAGTTTGCAAAGCTGTGGTTCGCCACGAACGCGATCGACCGCGGCATTCTCACCAGGGAATGGGCTGCCGGTAACTGCATTTCTTCGGTTTTGAAAACCGATGCAGGTACGAATGCTGGCGGCGGTAATAAAACCGATCGCAACCCTGACTACACCCATACCCTTGATACGCTCGATGTAGAAATAGCCCTGGCCACAATGCCAATGGATTTCGATATCTACAATTTCCCGGCATCAATTCACCGCCGGGCCAAAGAGATTGTTCAGAAGAAAGAAAGTCCGTTCAAGGAATGGTCTGCAGCGCTGCGCAAGGTCGCAGGCATCCTGGATTATTCACGCGCAGCCATTTTTGCCCTTATTCGTGGCGCCACCAGCGATATTCATCATTTCCCGGTAAGTCTGCAGACCTATATCAATGCGAACCTGACCGAGCATAAGCATGACGTCCCTTCTGCTGAGACGCTTGAAAAAGCTGGTCATGTTTCATCTGCCGCCGTCACTACGGACGCTGTGAAAAAGGATATCGATGGAGATGAAGGTGTGCCTGACCTGGAAACTCTCCCAACTGACTTTCAGGTAATTGGCACCGAACTGGTGAAAGAAGCTCAAAAGAAACGCCCTGACGCTAATCAGGTTCTGGCCGCCGAACGCGGCGAATATGTCGAAGGTATCAGTGACCCCACGGATCCGAAGTGGATAACCGAAGACCTGACCAAACCCAAACAGCCTGAAGTTTCAAACATAGGCAATGGTGTTTTTTCGATTGATGGTCTGATGGATAGCCAGCCAGCACCAGCACTTTCTATCGTGGACCAGGCGCGCCAGCGCGCTGCAGAAGAAAAATTACATCCAGCTAATTCCGGGGAAACCACCAGCGATGTGCAGATGGAAACGGCTCAGCCGGTCGAAGACGAAAATGATAATGCGGTATCAACAGGCGAAGGCGCTGATGAACCTCCTGCGCAAACAACTGCCGTGAACATGAGCGAAATACTGGCTGAACGCTGCCCGGATCTTACCGCCGAAGTGCTGAAAAGCCAGGTTTCTGAGAATGCTCACAGTGATGATGAGGAAGATGCTGAACAAGCAGCGTCAGCATGGCCGGAGTATTTCGAGCCTGGTCGATATGAAGGCGTGCCAAATGAGGTCTACCACGCCGCTAACGGCATCAGCTCCACGATGGTTAAAGATGCGCGGGTATCGCTGATGTATTTCGAGGCGCGCCACGTATCCAAGACCATCCAGAAGGTACGCTCCCCTGTTCTGGATATGGGAAATCTGGTGCATGCACTGGCGCTGCAGCCTGATCAGCTGGAAAAAGAATTCAGTATCGAGCCGGAAATCCCGGAAGGCGCCTTCACCACTACGGCGACGATCCGCGCATTTATCGACGAATACAACACCGGGCTTCCGGTTTTACTCAGCGCAAATGACATCAAAAGATTCCTGGAGGAATACAACGCGAACCTGCCCGCCCAGGTTCCCTTGGGTACATCAGTTGAAGAAACCGGCCAGGGTTATATGTCTTTACCTGTTGAGTTCCAGCGCATTGAAGACGGTCAGAAGCAAACCGCCACCGCAATGAAGGCCTGCATCAAAGAATACAACGCCACCCTGCCCGCCCAGGTGAAAACCAGCGGTGGCCGCGATGCCTTACTGGAACAGCTGGCGCTTATTAATCCTGACATGGTTGTTCAGGAAGCACAGAAGGCGCAGCCCCTGAAAGTCTCTGGCACAAAGGCCGATCTGATTCAGGCCGTGAAATCGGTAAAACCGGATGCCGTGTTTGCCGACGAGTTGCTGGATGCATGGCGCGAGAACCCGGAAGGAAAAGTGCTGGTTACCCGCCAGCAGCTGGCTACGGCACTGGCCATTCAGAAAGCACTGTTGAATCACCCGACCGCTGGCAAGTTGTTGACGCACCCGAGCCGTGCCGTCGAGGTGAGCTATTTCGGCATTGATGAGGAAACCGGGCTGGAAGTTCGCGTGCGCCCTGACCTTGAGATAGACATGGGCGGCCTGCGCATTGGTGCGGACCTGAAAACCATCAGTATGTGGAACATTAAGCAGGAAGGCCTGCGCGCGAAGCTGCACCGGGAAATCATCGAGCGCGATTACCACCTGAGCGCGGCTATGTACTGCGAAACCGCAGCCCTTGACCAGTTCTTCTGGATATTCGTCAACAAAGACGAGAACTACCACTGGATCGCCATCATCGAGGCATCCGAAGAAATGCTGGAACTCGGCATGCTGGAATATCGCAAAGCAATGCGTGCCATCGCGAACGGTTTCGACACTGGCGAATGGCCGGCGCCGATTACCGAAGACTACACCGAAGAACTTAACGATTTTGATATGCGCCGTCTCGAAGCGCTGCGCGTACAGGCATAAGGGGGAACAGTCATGGAAAACACTAACATTGTTACAGCCGAACAGCAGGCACCAAACACCATTTCAGCTAGCAACGCGATCTTTAACGTTCAGGCTCTCGGTCAGTTAACTGCTTTCGCAAACCTTATGGCTGATTCACAAGTGACAGTGCCAGCTCACCTTGCAGGTAAGCCAGCCGATTGCATGGCCATCGTTATGCAGGCTATGCAGTGGGGCATGAATCCCTATGCAGTCGCGCAAAAAACGCATCTGGTAAACGGCGTGCTCGGATATGAAGCCCAGCTCGTCAATGCGGTAATCGCCAGTTCCAGCGCTATTAACGGTCGATTTCATTATCGCTACGGCGGCGACTGGGAACGTTGCACAAGGACGCAGGAAATTACCAGGGAAAAACACGGTAAAAATGGGAAATACAGCGTTACAGAACGGGTGCGCGGCTGGACTGATGAAGACGAAATCGGGTTATTCGTCCAGGTCGGCGCGATTCTGCGCGGTGAATCAGAAATCACCTGGGGGGAGCCACTTTATCTCTCTGGAGTCGTCACACGTAATTCTCCTTTGTGGGTTTCTAACCCGAAACAGCAGATCGCTTATCTGGGCGTCAAATACTGGGCACGGCTGTATTGCCCGGAAGTCATCCTGGGTGTTTACAGCCCGGATGAAGTTGAACAAAGGACCGAGCGAGAAATAAACCCGGCGCCGGCGCAAAGAATGTCTGTCGCAGAGATCACCAGCGGAACAGACATCACCACCAGCGCGCAGGATTCAGCTCTCAATATTGATTCCCTGGCAGATGATTTCCGTGACCGCATTGAGCGCGCCGAATCGGTCGATGCAGCAAAAGCCATCAGGGCTGATCTGGATAAAGAGAAAGCTGTGTTGGGCACTGTTCTTTTCACCGAACTGAAAGGTAAAGCCGTGCAGCGTTATTTCATGGTAGACGCCCGAAACAAAGTTGAGGCCGCGATCAACTCTCTACCTAATCCCGGAGAACCGGAAGCCGTCGAACTGTTCGCTAAAGCTGAAGGCATTCTCAACGGCGCGAAACGCCACCTCGGTGATGAACTGTATGACCAGTTCCGCATCGCCCTGGACGACATGAAACCGGAATACGTGGGTTAACCAGATTGGGAGGGGAAACTCTCCCGATAAAGGAATGTATATGCGATTGATTAACCGAAGCAGACACTCCCCTCTGGGCCGCCAGGCGTGCGATGCGGCACTGGCAAAACACGTTGAGCTTTATGGAGCCTACGGGCGACAGAAAACAAAGAGAACTTATACGGTGGTGGTTCAAGGCTCAAAGATCACTGTAGAAGTTGTTAACAGAAAAAGTAGCTATGTGGCCACAGCCATGAGCTGCGCGCGCCGGCTACACCATCTGCCTGGACAATGTAACTAAGGGGTTTTTATGACTAATACATCTCATAAATCAGATGAAATTTTGATAACCGATGACGTTCTGTCCAGATACAAAATATCGCGCAGCACACTTTATTTCTGGAGCACCCCATCCCGGATGCCCTCTTACTTTGCTCAGCCATTCCCGCAGCCTAAAATAAATGGCAGCCCTAAAAGGTGGAGACTTTCAGACTTGTTGGCCTGGGAAGATAACGTGGGGATCAAACCAGAGGCTGACCAACCAGCTTCTCAAGGTGATCCTGCCAAACAGCAAGCCAGTGACGCTGATCATCCAGATAATCATGCAGGTTATAACGTGCCATGACACCTGCCATATGATGGCCTAGCAGTTTTTCCACAACATGTGGCGGCGCACCTAATTCAGAAAGGCGTGTCGCCACTGTTCGCCTGAGGTCATGGAGAGACCAGGGCTTCATGCCTGTTTTAGCTATAATCTGAGCAGAAAACAGAGCGACGTTTGGTTGTAGTGGCGGTCTGTCATCTTCTGGCCCTCTGTAGCGTGACAGTGTCACAACGTGTTTTGAAACTGACATTTCCTTCTCTGCTAACATCATTCTTACTACTGCCTCGGGAAGTGCCCTTCTGACCGATTTCCCGGTTTTATAATCGCTTGCCGGAATGGTCCACGTTTGCTCATGGAAATCGAACCACTCCCATCTTGCTGTCCTGATCTCCGTACTCCGGCAGCCAGTCATGATGAGAAACTTCATTATCAGCTGTTGTCTGTACTTCAATTCAGGAAGGATATTCCAAACTGTTTTGATTTCCTCATCACTCAATCTGCGATCTTTTACGGATGCTGTGAGACCTACGTCAGAGCGCCTAAGGCTCTCAATTGGGTTCACATTAATTACCCCTCGATTGGAGCAAAAACGGAACGTACGCTGCATCAGCCCAAGCATCTGACCAGTGACAACTCTTCGCCCCATGCCATCAAAAAGGTTAAGCCAGTGCGCTTTAGTGGTCTGATCAACAATCATGTTCCCCAGCACAGGCGCTATATGGTTATTGAAGTCCCGTCGGTTAACCTTGATTTTCACAAGACCTTCGGGGATGCAGTAATACTTTTCCCAGTAATCGAAAGCCTCTTTAACGGTGAGCGCTTCGACTTTTTTCTGTTTCTCCAGAACTGTTTGCCGTCTCGGATCGAGTCCTTCTGTCAACCAGGCCCTGAACTGCTGTCTACGTTCGCGAGCTTGAGATAAGGAGGTGGTGGGATAATCGCCAATCGTTAGCTGAGCGGCTTTCCCGTTCCATCTGTAGCGGTAAAAGAATGTTATACTGCCGGAAGTAGACAACCGGACATTCAGACCATGGGCGTCCGATATGACCTCGATCTGGTCTCTCTTTTTGCCAAGAGCTTTTCTTAATTTTGTGTCGGTAAGCAA